TAGTCAAATACAAAATCAACTTGTTGATTTGTAACACCTTTGTTATTAAGTGTTTTTCTAATGTTATCTTCTAGGTATGGTTTTTCTTTTGTGTTTAATCTGATTGTTAATCTTTCAGGTTCTGTTTGTTCACCATACTTCCTTGTTCTTTTAGTTTCTTTTGAAGAAGATAAGTTCATCAATGCAGTAACTAATTTTAATGAATACCCTACTTCAGGAGTTTTCATAAACATGGCTTGTTTAGAAACACCTTTAACAAACTGTTTAAACCCTTCTATATCTTGTTTAGAACCCAATGTGTAAATTTGATTAGGTTTAGCAAAATATACATTAGTTCTAACTGTGCTTTCTATATTTCTGTTATCTATTATGTCTTTATAAATAAATGCAGTATTTTCATCAGTTAATAAATTCAATTGTTTAACTAAATCTTTTGTGTTTTTTTTAGTTGTTTCAAATAAAGATAAAACTTGTTTGTTATTTAATTTATCATTTATTTTTTCATTATTAATATATGCATAAAAAGAACCATTCTCTTTTACAATTTTTACAAAAGATTTGATTTTTTCTGAATATACATAGAATGAATTTGGAAGTTGATCTACTGTATTTATACTGTTAATTTTTTCTTGTTCAGCAATTATTTTTTTTAAACTTGTTATTTGTTCTTTTAAACTTAAAAACTCAGGTTTTAAAATATCATCATATTGTTCTGATACTGGTGGTACATTTTCAATATGTTGTGCATTTATTATTACAGATTTTATATTTTTTCCATATGTTTTTGCTACATTTTTATTATTAGAAAATGCAAAACCTCTATCTGTATCAGAAGCTTTTGTATTTACACCTAAATATTCCAACATAAATTTTTCAAATTCTACATCAGTACCGTGGTAAACAATATCTTTTATTTGACTATCAGGAAATATAGTTTTTATATACTCTGTATATTGTTGTGGTGTACCTATCTTAGCTAATTCAGGATTAGAATTAAATAATTCTTGTACATCATTATTGTAATCTTCTTTTGGTACAACAGCATTATCAGCTATTGCTTGTCTTTCATCATATCTAACTTTGAGTTCTTGAAGTTTTTCAAATAGAGAATCATTAGGTTCTGCTTTTATTTGAATATTACTAAAAAGCATTTGACCATTTGTTTCTAAGCCATACTTGTCTACAGCAAGTTTAGTGAGACTTCCATTGAGCTCATTAAACTTTGCTGTATCAATTATTTTTCTTTCACTATTAGTAGCTTTTTCTCTTTCTAAATGTTTAATAGAATTTTCTTTAACTTCACAAACCATTTTTATACACAGTTAAAAGGATCAGATTCAAAACCTAGTGATGCAAGAATTTCATCATCTGATATACCTTGTTTATTACTTATTACTTCAGTTATGTCTTTGTAAGCTGAAGAACCAGGATTTAAATAACCTAACTCTTCAAATAACCTCTTACTTAAATATACAAATAATTCTTGAGGCATTTTCTTAGCATCACCTATTCCTGCTTTAGGAAGTGCTATTTTGTTACCTAAGTCTTTAGCATTTTTAAGCTCCTGAATTTTTCTATCAAAATAGTTTTTCACAATTTGATAATTCTCAGGTGCTAAGTTACTAAAGTTATCAAAATTACTAGTCAAACTTGTAACAAAAGGTAAGGCAGTATCTTTGGATACTAATCTTAAATAACCTTGTCCAGGAAGATCTTTATTATTATCTATTTCAAACTTGGTTGCATTATAAACAAAACCTACTGTAGAATTAGTACTGGTTAATTTTTTGTAGAAAGCAGCACTGTCATCTTTTGAATCATCATACAAAAAGATGTTAGGATCTGGTGTAGTAATAAGATCATTAGTTTGTTCTTCTACAGCTTCAATAGCTGATGATATTACTTTAGTTTTAGCAGGAGCTGTAGGCATACCTTGTTCTAAATCAGCAGCTCTTCTGAATGTAAGAGTAATTGTATAATCTTTAATTACTGTACCATCAGGCATAGTAATTGGTTCTTGAGTATCTCCTTTTTGAACTGCATGTGGTGTATCGTGACCTAATTCAAATCTTCCTTTACCATCCATACCAAATGTATAGATAGTTCCGTTTTCTGTAGGTATAGATATTTTTTTATCACTTGCAAAACTAGCCGAACCCGGATTTTTTAAATTTTCATAAATATTAATAGCATTACCTGCACCTATTGTATACACTACAACAGGATAATTTCTAGCACTTAAACTTTCAGTAGTATCTCTATGTGTCTGAATTCTTTGTCCGGGTAAATAAATGTTACCAATTACAGCATCATAGTTAGACATATCAATACCTAATGCGTTTTGAATCTCATTAATTATAGGTTGTAGATCTGATAAAGGTGCTAATGGTTTACCATTTTGGTCCAAAGTATCATATACATATCCATCAGTTGCTTTAGCATCTGTTGTTGGTAAACCACCATTTGCATAACTTTTGTTAACTATTGGTTTAATTGCTTTTGCTTTTCTAGTCCATCTAAGACCATACATGAACATTTTATTACCTGTTTTATTTTCTTGGTATGCTTGTGCTTTAATTTGTGATTGTATAATTTTTACAAACTCTTTAGTTTTTGTATTGTTTGGTTTAGTCTCAGCTACAACAACACCATAATCTTTTGAAATTACTTTAACATCTACAGCTTCAGTAGTTGGTTGAATAGTAGGATTTAACTCATTAATTATATCTTTATAAGTTCTTTTTAAGCCATATTTTTGTTGAAGAGCATTTGATACTATAAGTTGTTTATCTCCTGGATCAGGAATATTTGTATCTTCATAAAGCTGATTAATTAAATTCATTAATCCACTTTTATTTATGTTTTCTAAATCACTCTTAGTAGAACCATCAGTTGCATAAAATGAAAATTCTCCTTTACCATAAACATCTTTCCATTCATATAAACGTGGACTTACTTTATTATCTTTTTCTTCTAGTTTAACCATCCATGTTTTAGAATCTTTTTCAAATATAATTCTAGAAGTATCAGCTGGATCAGGATCAATACGAATAACTTTAGTTTTATTATTATCAAAGAATAAAGGAGTTTTTAATTCAGTGTCTCTAGCTCCAAAAAGATTACTACTCTTATATGTTGTTTCAATTAGTTTTCTATTAGCACGCAACCATTTAACATCTTCTTCAGTTAATTCATTAACACTAGTAGCTGGTTGAGCAACATGATTTTCTAATCTTTTAAGTTCTTGTTGTAAAAACTTATATGTTTCTGGAGCCCTTGTAGGTAACTCAGCTAAACCAACACCCATTTGTGGAATAATAAGTTTGTTATACTTTCCTGTATTCCATTCAGCAATTGCTTTGTTTATATCTTCAGTAATGATTTTTTTGTTTTCTTCTAGTTCAGCATCTGATTTATATGCTTCTTCACCTCTTGCTGGTAATTTTTTAGTAGATATACCAATAGCATTTGGTTCACCACGCATTTCTTTTGCTTGACCTCCTAAACCTTTTCTTACATCATTATCCCCAAATAAATACAAACTTGCAGGATTTGCCTTTAAATTACTTCTTAAAATAATATTATTTGTTTTTTCAACAGTTCCTTTTTTTACTTGTATAGCTCCTCCAGTACCTACTTTATTAAAGTCAATATCAGTAAAATAGTTCTTAAATCTGTTTTTGTCTTTATTTTTATAACTATTCTGAGCATTAAACTTGTCATAAAAATCTCTTAATACTCTTTCAGCTTTATCCGGATTAGAAAGAAGTTCAGTAAAGTCTTTGACAGCATCATCCATAATGTTTAAGAATGATTCTGTACTTACATAAGGAACTAAGTTAGATTTAGTTTTATTGATACCTGATTGCAAGTATGCAAACAAAGGAAGTCTAGAGAATAAGTAAGAAATGTTTTCTATATCTTGGTCACTCAAACTTAATTCATTAGCTAATGCTTTTAACAAAACAGGATCTGCTAAGTCTGTTAAATTTTTAGTGTAAATATTTGCTTTGATGTTGTCAATATCACGGTCAATCAAGTTAAGATTGAACATAGTATTTTGAGTATTATTATCAAGCTCTAGTTTTGATAACACATCAAATTTATTTACAAGCTTAGGGTTAGTCAAGATTATGTCATATAATCTTACAGCAAAAGCATTTTTTGGATCACTAAATAAATGATTAACATTAAAAGTATTATCAAGTGCTCTGTTTGCTAGAAACTCTTCATAAGCTGTTTTTTCTAAACCTGTTTCTGCAATTGGATAAATAGATCTTAAATACTCTCTTTCCATTACAAATCTAGCATAAGCTTGTGTGTTGTTTCCTTTAGCAATTGTAAATGTATTTGCTGGAACAGGATGTAATCCTAACTGTGAATAATGGTTTGGTTTCTCTGCATCTTCTTTCCATACACCTGATGTATATTCTTTTTCTAAATTTTTAAGATTATAAAACAAAGTTTTGCTACCATCTTTATTTGTTTTTACAAAAGCTCCAAATTTATCAGAAAGCATCTGTTTACTTGGTAATTCTTTTGCATCATAAGATATGTAACCTTTTTTAATGTCTGTTTTAACCAATCTATTTTGAAAAATGTAACTTACTAAATCATTTTTGAAAGTATTCAAATAATTATCTCTACCACTTTCACCAAATGTAGATTTTATATTTTTGCTTAAAGTATTGGAATCATCTTCAGATTTAATAAATCTACGGATTGCATCATTGTATCTTAATTTAAACAATGGTGCAGCTAAAGACAATGCTAGTTTGTTATTAAAGAATGAGCTAATAACTGAGTTGCTCATCAAAGCAGATATTATTGGTTGTAACTCAGGATTATTTTCTAAGTTTTCTAATCTTGCTTCTGATGTCTCAATATCAGATAATACTGACTTAGTATTAGTATCTGGATTAGAGTTCATTTTAACCTGTGTAATACCCTTAATCTGGTCTTCAATATCCAAGTAGTGTAAGAACATAGTTAATGATAAGTCAGAAGATTTAAAATTATTATTCTTTTTAGAATCTTGTATTAACTGTAACATTTCTTTTTCTGTAAAATGTTTATCTTTTCTATCCTTCATTAATTTATCAAATAACTTACGTCCTGTTTCAAATCTAACATATGCTTCACCTTTAGCTGGTAATACAGAAGGATTGAAATATTTATTAATGATATTAGAAGCTGATTGATACTTCACAAATGTCTTTTCTTCTGGAGCTTTTCCTAATACAGAAGCAAATGTAGATTTAGCAAGACGCTGTTCATCTACATATTCTCTTACTAATGGTTGTGATACAAAGTAAATAGCTTCTTTAACAGGAACACCAGCTTTAATTAAATATAATAATATAGGTGCTACCTCATAGTTACCTTGGATAAAGAAAATCCATGCATCTTTTTCAACATCCACCCAGCCGTTCATTGCTTGTGAGAATACATCAGCTATTTTATTCACATTGTTAACATCATATAAGTTAGATAGGGATATTCTATCCGTACCATCAACTTTCCTTACATTATGTCTTAAACCTATATTAGTGGTTCTTGTTACTTTTGAATAAGCATTGGTATATGTTTCTGGCATAAGGGCTCCAATAGAGTTTAACAATACATTCATTGTATTTTCTATAGCACCTAAACCTAATGTTTTCTTACCAACAATATTAGATTCATGTTTATATAAGTTATAAAGAGGTTCTAATACTCTTGTTGCACTGATAATTTTCTTACCTTTTTCAGGTTCTGTTGTTGTATCAGTCATGTAATTTTTGAATGGATCATATTCCATCACATCTGCAGCTAGTTTGTCAGCAATATCTTTCAATAAGAAAGTACCATTTGGTGTAATAAGAGAAACAAAGTTTTGTGGAAGCTCAAGTATTTCTTTGATATCATTCATCAAGTCATTCTCTACTCCTGCTTTTTGTTGTTTGAAAGCTTTAGTTATGGATTCATCCTCATTATCTTTGATGTTCTGTAGAGAAGCTTTTAGCTCCGCAGTATTTTTATAGGTTCTTTCTTTAAGCTTACCATCTATGTCTATGTTGGTCATAAAGATTGTAAGTTTATCAATATCAAAGTCACCCCCTGACTTAGCAACTATCTCAGCTGGAGGAATGATTATATTACCTGCTTGTGGAGGTAAGAACTCATAAACTTCCATAAACTCCATAGAGTTTAGACCCTGAACTGGAATCCTAACCCCTACAAGAGTTATTGCTTTTCTGTTAGCACTATCATTTGCATCTAACCATTTATCATCTTTGATTGCTTTGTTTAATGTATCAATATCTCCAATAGTTGCCCCTTTATATTCAAGATTCAACAAGTTAACATAGTCCCCCTGTAATGCAATCATAACCTTCATTGCTGCAGTTTTACCATTCGCCTTCTTATGATAAGTAGGAAGTAAGTTACTACCTACCCATTTTTTCTTATCTGCATCAGTTGCATTTCTAAAATTAGGAGACTCTGTAAGGTTATTTTCATAAAAAGCAGAAGATACTTGTACAAGTGGTTCTCCTTTTACTTTTTGTTTGATAACTCTTTTGTTAATCAGAGATAATAAAAGCTTCTCAATTTTTAATGCTTCTGGGTGTAATGATAAATCATGTAATAACTCACCACTATCAAGAGCATCAATAAAGTTGAGCATTTCATCACTGTAAGATTCTTCTCTATCTAAGTTATTTCTAACAAGTGATAATAATTTACCTATACTTTCTTTGTCTCTTGCTTTGTATTCACCGTCAGAAGTTTCATCAAAACCAATTTCTTCTAATAATTCTAATTTAACTAACTCAGTATAATCTGATACATTATCAAGATATCTTTTTACTAATGGTGATACTACATCTTTCTCATCAGGAGAATTGATTACACCATTTTCATACAAGTTATCTAAAACTAACTTTCTCATCTGAGTAGAAAAAATAGATTTACCTTTATACTCAGAGTTAACTTCTGTTTGATTCTTTAAGAACTCTGTGAAGATTACATTTTTTGTAAATGGTTCATCCATAAGAATATTACCATTTTCATCATATATTTCATCACCAGTTCCTAAATGTCCAACTTTAGAACCTGTTTCAAATACAACATAGTCTACATCATTAAGCATCATTTTTTGGTGCAAATCATATAGTGGTGTACCTTTTTTAGCTACTCCTGGTATAATTGGAGCAAGTGAGAATTTATGGAATGAAGTAACAGGTAAGCCTGTAGTTTCCATAGCTCCACAATACTGTAATTTATATGGAGGAAAATAATGTACAACATCTTCTACAGATACTTCTTCACCATTAGCTAACTTTTTATACAACTCTTCTTGTTCTGGTAACCAGTTACCTTCAAGATTTTTAAGTATTCTATATGATTCAAAACTAATGTGGCCTTGACCATCACCAATCTTCATATTATTATATTCTTTTAAAGCAGTTTTTGCTAATTCTTTTGCCTTAGTTTTATCACCAAATCTTTTTGTATAGTCTTTTACAAGAGCATCATAGTACTCATCATAATACACAGACTTTTCTATAACTCTTTCTTTTATGATTGCTGTAGTTAAAGTACCATCAAATGGTTTACTTGGTGCTATTTTATTAAATAACTTAGGCATTTTATTTACAAAACTTCTTGACTTTAAATCAGAAGCAAAGCCTAAACCACCAGAACCAAAACCAGCATTTCTTTTATGGAATTCTTCTTTAGCATGATTGTATTGTGCTAAGTCTCCATAACCAAGAATAGCAGTTTCAAACTTGTGAATCCAAGAGTTGTAAGCATATGCTTTCATCAGTGTTGTATCAGATTCATCTACTGTAAGTTCAACACCTTTGTTTTCAACTCTACCTCTTAAAGCAGGATCAATAAACTTTGTTTTATCAAGTCTTTGTTTCAACTCAGTTGTTATACTGTTAAAATACTTAGCAACATCTTTTCTTATCTCTTCTGTTAGCTTAGCGTTGTCATCATATATATCTGAGAAATCAAAATCAGATTGTTTATCAGCAACAGCTTTATCTACTATAGCATATATTTTTGCTTGAGTATCTTTAGATAATACATCTTCAAAAGCAGTAAGAGCTTGTCCAGCCATTACAACTTCTCCTGTTTTTCTATTTACAGTTCTTGTATAACCTGTAAATTGAGAATATTTTTCTAAATCAGAACTAAATCTAAAAATTCTATTTACTTCACCAGTCAAGTATCCAGATAAAATATCAAATGCATAGTCTTCACCAGAGTTTGTAGTTGGTAAAAACTTCTCTATATCAACATATAAGTTTTTAGCATTTTTATTATCATAAGTTTTAAGACCATTTTTTAATACAATACCTTGTGACATTTGTTTAGAAGCATGTCTCATGAACTCTTCTACACCACTCATCAACATAGTATGGATCTCTTGCAAGTATTTACTTGTAGCATCCATTGATGCTGTAGAAACACCTTGTTGATTATTAGTTTTAGTGTCAATTAACTGTGTTCCCGCCACATTTTGAATTACCAATGTGTTATCTTTTTTACCACCAGGATTATTTACAGCCAACAAATCATTAAATAATGATTTTAGTAATACAGAATGTCTTGTGTAAGTATTGTTGTCATATGCTAAGTAACGCATATGTCTGAACAAACCATTTGGATCAGCATCAGGATTTGTAAGTTCTTGCCAAGATTTTGTATGATTTAAAGAAGTCATAATTCTTGTAAAAGTATTATCCAAGAAATGCTCCCATACTCTATTTCCTTCAGGACTAACTGCACTAAAGTTAGAATACTTATCTGAAAATCTTACTTGTATATTTGCAAGTTCTTTTATTCTTGAAGAAGAATCAAATTTTTGACCAGGATCTAATGTCTTAGGCAAACTTGTTTTTAAATATGCAAGAGGGTTTCTTAAAAAAGTAAATTTTTCAGGATCATACATTTTATTTATATGCTCTAAAGAATCAAAGATGTGCCCAATTGCAAACTTATTTACAAAGTTAGGATCAGCTACAACACTAGCAATTGTAGGATTTGATGTATCCATCACAATACCTAATGCATTTAAGAACTCAAGAACATTTTTAGAATTTATGTTATTCTTAAAATGTTTTACAAACTTGTCTAAATCTAATACTCTTTGCCCTGATTTATTTTCAACAATAAATTTAGAGTCAGCAACAGTAAGAAAATTTATTTCCCAATCTTTTAAAACTTTAGTTCTATCAAAATCTGTTCTTTGTACTCTTGCTTCTGCTAATACATCATCAGCTGTTTTGGTAATGTTTACAAAAGAACCTGCTAATACTTTAGCAACTTTACTCCACATTTCTCTTTCATCTAAGAGCATGTATAAACCTGTTTGAGGGTCTACTTCATATTCAATAGATAAAACTTGTTTACCCTCATCATTTACAGTAACTTTTGTTTTATTTCTGTCTACTTTGTAAATACTGGATAAAATAGTTTTAGTCTCTTGACTAGCTGCTTCTCTTGAAGAGAAAATATTACCACCATCAAGTCTAACAATTCTAGAATTATTTATGTCAGTTGGATCTTCTTCTAACTCAACAAATTTATTTGCTAAAATTTTGAATCTAGAATTTTGCATGTGAAAAGCAATAACACCTTTCTGATCTTTACCGTCAATTGTTGCATCAACATTCCCAAAATTATCTAGCATTCTTCCTAAAAATGGAAGTTGATTTAATTCCAATGTATCAATATCACCACCCTCAGCTGCAGTTTTTGCAAAGTCTTCTCTTAATTGATTAAATCTTTCAGATATTTTCTTTTCTAAAAGCTTATATAAATGTTTTCTATTTGCATTAGTTTGTAATACTCTAACTGGTGCAGAAGAACTATTTCTTTGTTGGTTTACAGAATTAAAAATGTCAGGAATTAAGCTGTCCAAATAATTCACAACTTTCAAAGATTCAGCAGAATCAAATGGTTCATACTTAGTAGCAACATCTTTTACAGAAGTAATAGCTTTAGCTCTGTTCAACTGAGTAAACATCATGTTGTCAGTAGAAGGTTGCATATCTTGTAATAGCTCTGGATTCTCAGAAGCTCTGTACAATTTGTCAAACAATTCTTTTACTGATTCAATGTCTCTTGGTCTTGTAGCTAAGTCTTGTTTGCTTACTCTGCCTATGAGGTTCTGTAGGAAGTTGTAAATTCTCTGAAATACTTTACCCAAAAATCCTTTAGGTGCTTCTTTTTTACCTCTGCTTCTTGCATAATCTCTAAAGTCTTCTGCAATATCTTCTTCAATATCAAAGAATGATTTATTGGCCCACTTTGGTTGGCCCTTTAATTCATTGTATAACTTAATCTTTTCATCTCTTGTTAGAAATAACTGAGAGAATCCGTGCCATGCTTCATGGTATAAATCTACAGCAGTACCACCATCACCTTCATAAAGTGTGATACCAGTTCCTGTAAATGTTGCAAATGCATTTGAGTTTACAATCTGAGTTATTCTGTTTAAGCTAATATACTTACTCAAAGGAGAGTTAGCCCACCAAGTTTCTGCTGCTGCTTTGTCAGCTTCAGTAGTGAAAACCTTATCTAAAAAATTATCTAAAGCTTTACTTCTATCTAAATTAAAACCGTTAGCATCTTCTTCTGACAAATCATTCTTAAATGGTGTAAACCAATTGTGCTCAATAATAACTTCAACATTCTCAGTAGCTGCTGGTACTTTAGTAGTTCTTTTTTTCTGAACAGCTTTTGATTTTTCTTTTACAACTTTCTCAGCAGTTTCATTCTTTTCAGCCTGAGTTTTTTTCCTAACTGGAGCTGCAGTCTTTGAGTCTAATGCAATATCAAAAAATGAATCCGCATCTTCTGTAAACTGACTAGGTATAGAATAACTTAAATAAGGATTGAATCCTGAAATCATTGAACCACCTTCATTAGTAAATTGTGGCTTTGCATACTTCAATACTACTTCATCAATATAATCTTTTTCAACAGGTTTAAACTTATCTCCAGAAATTTCATAATCTGTGTAGGTCCCCTTATCTTTATAGCTATTAGAAATATTTACATTAGCTCCAATTGAACCCTTGTCACCAAACTTAATTGCTGTTGGTAAATGCTGTGCAATCTTGTCTCTTACAGCAGTAGTAAAGATAGCATCTCCTTCAAACTTTTCACCATTAATTGTTAAAGTAAGTGGTCCACCAGCAACTTTATCTAAAAAAATGTTATTTTTATTTTTAACACCTTTTTTACTTACTTTTTGATTATTTAAAAATACTTTGAAGTAAGCTATTCTTTCATCATCAGACAAAGTTCTACCTTTATTTGTAGCTTTAGTTGTAATAACATCAGCTACTTTATTAGCAAGTTCTTGATCAAAATTACCCCTCTGTATGTTTACAGGCATACTTATTTCACCAAAAATTGGAGTATTATATTGAACAAAGAATTGAGCAAAACCTTCACTTAAATCTGTACTTGATATAATTTTTGCATCTTTAACAATTTCTCTTGTAAGTTTTACAGTTTTTTGTAATTGATCATTAATCTTTCTTTTATTTTTTGCACTCAATATACCAAAACTACCACCATTAATTTGAGTAATGTATGAAGTGTTGTTGTCTATAATATCTTTACGCATATTATAAACACCATTCATGTTTTCTGTTTGATTTTTTAAAACTTCTTTACTAGATAAACCAACTCTTTTTGCAATTTTACTTGCTGCAACCAATGTATTTTTATACATTTTACCAAGGTTATGATAAATCATAAACAAAGCATGTTGTTTTTTATTTAGTTTATCTTCCAACAAATAAGGTTTTCTTATAAACTGATAAACAACTGTACCTTTATCTTCAGTAGTTAAATTACCATTTTCATCAAAGTATAAGTAATTACCATCAATATCTGTAACAACAGCAAAAACACCTTTGTAAGATTTAGCAGTTACAGTTTTATGATTAGATAATTTGTGCTTATTTTCAAAGCTTTCTGAAGACATCATTTTTAAAAAAACTTCTGTACCACCAATAACAGGATTGTCTTGATCAACAGTTTTTTCTTTATGAGCCTTCATGATTTTTTTAATCACTGTGTCAAAAACTTTTTTATCTTCAGCTAAAACATCATCTTGAATTTGTGTATTTGGATCATCTGGATTTTTATCTTCACCAAATTGAAATGTTGTAACATTAGGATATTCAATTTTAGCTTTATCCATTTTTTCCAATACAGAATAATCAGGATCTGTAATCTCCAAATTATCTAATTGAAAGTTTTCATGTTCTAACTCACTCTTTAATTCTTTCTTAGATTTTTTTCTTACTGGTGTAGTAACATATTTCTTAACATTCTTAATGTCATTAAATTCTGCTCTCAACTTCATTATATCTGAAGGATTAAAATCAGTTTTAGCTAATATGCTATTTATTTCATCATCACCCTGCACAAAATGTATAGTAAGAGGAATGATTTGAGCATATTGTAAAGCTTTTTCTTCACCAGCAGCTTTCTCAATTCTTTGGTATATATCTTTTATATATACCTTTAAATCAAAACTTTCTGAAGGTTTAAGTCCAGAAAGTTTTTTATATGTTATTTTTCTTAAATCTGAAAGCTGAGTTTCATTGAGTGAACATATCATTATTAACAAGTTTTTGAGTTATCTTCTAAGTTTTTGAATAAATCATCTTCATTTGATTCCTTTGCTTCTTTATAATCAGAAGCTTCAGTTTCTTTATTTTCAAAGAATGTTTTAGCATCAGTTTTAGTTTGTTCTGAAGCTTCTACAGTTTCTTGTGATGGTTTTTCTGTCTGAGTCATTTGCGTTTCTTTTGAAGGTTTAACAAAATTATTTTGAAGTTCCTCTTCAGTTACTTCTCTTTTTGTATCTCCATACTTTAATATAACAGAATTTTCTTTAATATCCACTACTTGTACAGGAGAATCTTGTTCTGTAAAGTTAGTAACATCTTGTAAAAGATCACCTTTTTTTAATGAATTGATATCAACATTATTCTCTAACTCAGCTAATCTATTTTGATATGCAGACTCTATTTGAGCTAAATTGAGTTTATTCTTGGACATCTTAGCTATTAACTCTTTTTTCTTATTAAATAACTCAATAGTATCTTTGATTTTTGCAAAGGCTTCTGTTGCTTTATTTACTTCAGGAGTTAGTTCAGCAAGCTCATCAATAGAAGAATTAACTATTTTTTGGAGTTCATTAAAAGGGATTTCTTTTGTTTCTCCTGCTTCCTCCATTCCAGAAACTCCCTCTGTTGTTGTTCCGGTAGGGCTTTGAATCTCAGATACACCAATGTTTGATTCATCTCCGGTTTCTGCTCCGAAGATTTTGTTAAGGTCTTGTTCATAATCTTGTTTTTTAGCAATTCTATTTGTTTCTGTTAAGTTAATTAAAACTAAGTGATCAAGTAAATCTTTTAATACATTAATTTGTCTATTAGTAGCAGCTACTCCAAAAGGATCATTACTATACATTTTAAAAGTTTCATATTCTTTTAATGCATCTATTGTTTTTTGGATACCCTTTCTAAGTGCTTCTAACTTTTTAGCTCCTCTACCTAATGCTGATATACCTTGTAGTCTTACTTCAGTTAGTTCTTTAGGAAGATTCTTTTGCATTATCATGGTAATCTCTTCCTGAACTTTAGGTGAAGCATCTGATAAACTATGTATTTTTTTAAGTTCTTTTTCTATGTCTTGAGGTTTAGTACCCAAGCTATTTTTCTGAAAAGAATTTGGTAATCTGTTTAAAGCAAATATTACATCATTAACATTACCTTCATAAATAAATACTTTGTCATCTGTAGATAAACTGTCTCTTTCTGCAGTAAGTCTTTCAATCTCTTCTTTACCTTTATTGATTTTACTCAATATTGATTGAGGAGATAAGATAGCTAAATCTTGTTTTACTTTTTTAATTTGTGAAGCTGGAGCATTTTGCTTCTCTAATTCACTAAGTCTTTGTTGAAGATTAGCTTTTGCTGCATATACACCAGTAATGTTTTGTCTTAGTTTTGCAATTTTAGTATTGATAGCAAATATGATGTTATCAATGTCTTCTCTTCTCTTATCATTTTTAAAATAAACCAGTTGGTTTATATCACCAGAAGGACCTCTTGATACAGTATACCTTACACCATTTACAATTGCTATTGTTTCATTCTCATCTTCAAATGCTGCATCAATAACTTGGTTGTTAATTACAGAAATTTGACCAACATTTTTTACAGGAGTAATCAAAGATAAACCAACACTAGTAATTTCAGAAGAACCATTAGTTGCAGGCTTTCCTTCAGAAGTAACTGTATATATTTCTTTACCTTTTTTAATCTTTTGTAAATCATCAATTTGTTTTTGAATTTCTTCAGCTAATTCAGGATCTCCAAATTCCCCTCTAGCAGAAGCCAAATCACCTTCTAATGCTGTTATTAAAGTTTCACCCATAGATTGCTCAAAACCTAAATCAACTTCAACTCCATATGACCCATCATCTTGTAAAATCAGTGTTCCAACTCTACCATTGAAAACTACTTGTTTACCTACATTATCATTAAGTGTTAATTTAGATGTGTCTGAAGTGGTTATTTGTGATTTACTTGTTTCTATAGTAGTTTTACCTAAAGCAGCTAGTTCTGCATCATATTTAGCATTGATTTTATCAACAAATTCTTTAGCAGCTTTGAGTCCTTCTGCATTAGTTTTTACAAAATATTTTTCTCCTTCTAATTCTTCTTGTCTTCTTCTTTCTATGTCAGCTTTTTTAGCTTCTATATCTTCTGTAGTAGGGGTTAAAGGTGTACTACTTTCAATAGTAGGTACAGACATAGTGATACCCTTACCTTCCACATCAGGTAAGTATTCAAGCTCAAGTGTATTAAATAACTTAGCAGTATTTGGTACTAATGGTACTAACTCAGTATCCCTATTTTTTTCTCCACCAACAGTTACATCAGTAACAAATGGTGTAGCATTTTTTAATGAAATTCTCATAAGTTTTTATCAAACAGTTTTACATTGTTTGTTAATGGTATATAATTTTGAGCAGTTAAACTTTCTCTAAATCTTGTAACAATACCTCTAATTCCAAACATTTTATCAAAAGCTGTCTCACTCATGATGTCTGAAATCTTAGTTTCTTTACCTTCAATTTCAATAGTGTCACTGTATTTGAAAGACTTCCAAGTACCAGTATTATCATCTATAGTAAAGAATGTTCTTACAGCAGCATCAAGATTAGTACCAGCTTCTGAGTTATTTGAGAATGCCTCTTTACCAATAAGCTTTCTAAAGTTTTCTTCAGTTGTGTTTTTTTCTAAAGAAGCTCTTATTCTAGCTTTTTTATCTTCTGTGTTCAACTGTTTATATGAATCTCTGGCTGCAATAGAAAATGCTTCCCAAGCTTTGTTAAATGCATCTGGATCACCTTTTTTAATATGATCATTATACACACCAAAAAACACATTTACTATTTTGTCAACATTCTCATCTGAATAACCTGGTTTTGTTTCATCAGATAATTCAGAAGCAATACCGTCAGAAATATTAGTTGCTCTTGTGGTTAGTTTTGAATCAGGATCTCCTGCAAACTTTCTACCTATCTTGTTTCCATCTTCATCAAATACATCCTCAAGTTCATCTTGTCTAGCTAGAACATTTTTTCTAAAACTATTAAATGCTTTTTCTGCTACACTTACAGGTTGTAACTTTCCTTGTTTGTACTGTAGGAAGGTTTTAAGTTTCTGAACATCTTCATTGATTTCATTGATATCTTGTTCTGAAAGTTTAAATTCAGTAGCCCCATCATTAAAGATTTTACTCTTCAATGTTGCTTCCATTTTATCTAGGATAACATTCAATGTTCCTGTAGGCATGCTAGCCTCAATTTTTATGTTCTTAAAAATTCTAGAAGTTAGTACAGGAGGTTTGGTCAAAGCTTCTGCTCTTGCTGCACCCTCTGCTTTTACTTGCTCATTATATTTTTTAAGTAACTCTATACCTTCTTTTTCAATCCAGTTTTGTCTAATCTCCTCATATTTTTTGATGTTAGTATCCATCAAACTTTTTGGATCCATCTCAAGTTCATTAGTCAAATAAGCATTGAATTCAGTATCAATCTGAGACTGCAAATCTTCTGGAAAATTAGCATAACCCATTTGTGGAGTAAACTCATCTACAGTAGATTTGTCAACACCTTTTTCTTTATACTTGTTAAGTATCTGATTTTCTAAAGCTGTATATCTTTCATTTATTTGAGCTACTCTTTCTGCATTTACTTTAAAACTTTTAGTACCTTCAATATCAATCAAAGACTCTTTTTGTTTTTTAAGTATTTCTTTTTGCTCAGCAATTTTATCAGCTAATAGTGTAGGGAATTTTTCAGATAAAACATATACTGTAAAAACTGCTTCATTTATAGTATCCGGGTCAGCTTTCTTAAACTTACGGGATGTTATAGCACCCATAGCTTCAGGATCTATCTCATCAGCATTTAACTCTAACTCACCTTTATTTAATAATTCATCAGAAAGTTTTACTATTTCATTTGAGTCAATAGGATCTTTACCTACTAGTTCTAATAAGTTCTGAAGCTTACCAATTTTTTCTGTTGCAGCTTTTTGATCTATTTCTAATTGAGCATTTGATTCTTCAACATCTTGGTTTTTTGCAGTTGCTTCTTGTACTGACATACCAACTTCATCAATAAAAGATTGGTCATAATCCTGAGCTGCAACTCTTAACTCATCATTTTTATATTTTGCAAGATCTGTTAACTCATCATCCAGCTTTTGTTTCTCTGTAGCAGGGTCACCAGCTGGTTTCTTTTGAGATAACCGAGCAGCTTCTATAAATATTCCTGCATACTTTTCATAAAGAACACTGTCTTTATTAATTATCATTTCTTTTGTAGTATCAATAAAATACTCTGGTAAATAGTTTTCAGGATCTTCAACAAATTTTGCAAATTCATCTAAGTCAACAAAAATACCATCAGCAGCTAATGTGTTTAAGATTTCATTTCTTTCAACATTAGTAATCTCTTGATTTACAATATCTTTATAGTATTCTTTTCTGTTGTCATACATTCTTTTCATCCAGTCAAAGTTTCTGTTTACACTTTCACGGAAACCTGCAGGATCTGCAAGAATATTTATGTACTTAGCAGTATTTAATTGTTCATGTTTTAAAAAGTGTATGTCAATTAATGAACTAAACAAATCTTCATGACCACCAAGCTTATCAATTTCATTTCTTAATGTAACTTTATTTTCTTCTGATCCAGCAATTGTTTCAAGTAAATTCAGAAATGAATTAAAATACTCATTCATTTCAGGTGTTGTGTTACCTTCATTAATTGCATTCAACAATAAATTAAGATTTTCTCCAGAATTACTATCCTGAGCTTTTTGAAATCTATCTAAAGCTTTTAATAACTCTCTTTTTTGTCTTACTTGAGCTACAGCTTCTGGTAAAGTTGATGTTTCTCCTGACTCAATATCTTGTTTTAAATAATTTATTTGTTCATTTAGTTTAACAGCATCAGTAATAACATCAAAATTTGAAAATGGACTACTGGAAATTGATTTTAACTTATCCAGTTGATTATACATTTTACCTAATCTATCAATATGATTATCAAATGTAGATTGTAAAAAGACTAAACTATTAATAGATTCTTCATAAGCTTTGTTATAAATTATAGCAGCAGTATATTCTGGAGATCCTTCTTTATACTGTTGTGGATCAACATAGTCTTTAAACTTATCTTTAGCCATTTTATATCTTGCTGCAGTTTCTTTTGCTGAAGTTATAGCTTTATCAATATTTTGTAATGCTTTCTCACCTTGACCTGGTTCTAATGACCAAGCTTCTTCTAACTCTTCAGGTGTAGTATTTTTATATTCTTTTAAGTTATCAAGAAAAGTATCATATGTACCTGTTCTTAAAGCAGTTTGAACAGAACTTTGGAATGCAGCAAACTCCGCATCTTTTAAAACTTTTGTTTCAACATTATCTGGATTGTCAACCATTTTAGCAGTCAACATCTGATTTGAGTAGTTATTTATTCTTGGGTCAAAAAAGTACTTTGCATTCTTATGCATGTTATTCAAAGAGTTAACTATTGCATTTGCTTGAGCTTCTCTTTGTTTTACATACTCTTCATTTACTGCTTTATCCTTAAAGATTCTGCTGAAGTTTTTGGTACCAAACTTAAACATCTTGCTTGGACCTTCTAACAAACTACCCATCAAAAACCCAGATGCAAATGTTTCTCCACCTTGTGCATTTAATTGTTTGTCTAAACCATCAAACATTGCAGCCATTCCATATCTATACCCTCTTACAGAAGGATTATAAAAACTATCCACATAGTATTTCTCAACAGCAGACGCTAATGCCTCTTGACTAATTTCCTGAATACCTTCCATTAAGTTACCTTTAAAGTAATTCAAGCCAAGTTTACCCCATTGTTTAGGACTCTTTAATGCTTTGATAGAATTCTTTAAAGAAATTGCTTCTTTAGTATATGTTGCTTTTGCAACGTCATCTGCAGGATTGAACATGATTTGAAACTCATTACCAACCTCACCTACAACTTTTCCAAAATTAAGTCTAGGTGCACCCTTTAAAAACTTTGCTCTTGTTATAGAAGGGAATGCAACTTTGTTTGAATAGAATACTAAACCAGTATTGTAAAGTGTATTTTTGAAACCAGCTTTTTTAGAATCCAACATCATTTCTTGTTGTAATTCTATAGAAGGAGCTTTACCATGTTTTGCATAGTAATCATTGTATAACTTGTTATATACATTTTGCTCAGAAAAACCACCCTCTAATCTACCTTCTGATAAAGCCATGTTTATACCCATAACGTCATGCCAGAAAGCACCAGCAGTTCTTGCAGTTCTTGCAAGCTTGCTAACATCATCTGTTTCTTTCAATAACTTTACAGCATCTAAAGTATTTTCAAAAGGATTTATAAATTCACCTGCTTTTTGACCTATTGTTCCTGCAGTTTTCCAAAAGTTCTTAGCATTGTTTATATTTTTTAATGCTTGAAGTGATTTAGATATTTTACCAATATTTTTAGCAGATTGAAATAATGCAGATGGGACTTTGGTCAAAGCCTTCATACCACCCAATGCACCACCTAGTAGATTTAATTCTCCTCCAGTTGCTGCTCCAATAGCACCACTAACCATAGCTCCTTCTACAGCACCTTCAAGTAATATACCTGCGGAGTAAGAAACAGAGTTTAATAAGTTAGTAGCAAATCCACCTATACCACCTCTACTTGAGTATCCAATGGAATTGTAGTATTCATAATCTTTTGCTTCTTGTCTATCTGCTCCTACATCTCCAGAACCTAGGAGCTTGCCGTAGGAATGTACAGGTGCTAAAAATCCCAATCCCAACATTGGTGCGGCAGAATGTTTTAACCATCTACCCATGTCATCAAATGTGGTTGTATTTTGATTGTAAATAGATTCATTATTAACATCTGGATCAAAACCAATTCTGTTATAAGTTTCTTGACCATAACCTTTATATCTAGCTTTAAATGATGCACTAGAAGGACTGTTATCAAATGTAAATGTCTTACCATACTCATTGTCATCACGCAATGTAGTCTGAAGCATTTTTTGTCTTTGTATTACTCCTTGTACATGATCATTTAAATCTTTAACTGGATTATCAGATTTAGTAGCAATAGCAGGTTTGTTTGGTGTAATACCTGCTGTAGCATCATTGATATTTATTACTTTATTTGCAACAGATGCATTTTTTAAATCTAAACCTGAGCCAGAATTAATTATAGTCTTAGCCATTTTTTATATAATTTTTAGTCCTGCGTTTTTGAAACTTTTACCAAATGCTTTTTCCATATTCATTTTCTTTTGAGTATCCTCAAGATTATGAAAATTTGTATAAACTTTTTTAAGATGCACATTAGTATTATGTATATCTATCATTATTTTAGAAATTTTATCATCAATATTATTTCCATATGGAACTGTTTCACTTAGTGAATATACAATAGGTTTACCATTATCATCAACAGAATTTATCTTACCAGTAATACTATAATTACCAGTTACATTATCTCTTCTAACAATATAGTTATGACCATAACTAGGATCTACAAAACTCAACCCTTTTCCAGTATTCATTATAGCTTCCGTAGGTGTTATCTTATTAGATTGATATAAATTATTTCTCCAATTTGATTGAGGAGCCATGAAAGTAATACCGTTAGCCTCATCATATTCTTTAATTTCTTCAAATTAGATTGATTTGCAGCTAAATAATCAGAATCATATTTTGGATCTAAAACATTACCTTTTGTAGATATTCTAAAGTTTGTTGGATCATTTAAGAAATTAATACCTTTAATATCTTGAACAAACTGTTTAAAGCTTATTAAGTTCTCATCTCTTCTTCCAAGATTAACAGGAATAGATGAAGGTCTTGCTGCTATAGTAGCTCTACCAGTATTAGCATCAACATTTGTTTTTCTATATGATAACAAACCTAATTTATGATTAGGATTGGTTGTAATTTTATCATATGCTTCTGATAATATTTGAGCAAATGGAACTTTATTAACTGTTTTAGTTGGTGAAGCAAATTTAGCGTTTGCTTCATTCATTTCAGTATTTTTCCAATTTGCTTTTACTACAGTAGTTTTATTACCTTCTCCAATTTTATCTAAGAAATCTTCTATATAATCATCAAAATCTTCATCATGATATAATTTACCATCATTAACATAATGTTTTTGATAAGCATCAATAATAGAATACTTTGCTTTATCTGATAAATTTGTTTCAGCTAATGCTGCATACAACTGCTTTTGTATTCTGTTATCATTTTCTTTTTTAATCTGCATGTGAGCAGAATATTTAAGTTGAACTTGATCTAATTTAAATAATGCTAATTGATTTGAGTTGTATGATTGAGCTGTTTCTAAAGCATCATGTTTTTCAGCCCAAGTATCCATTCTTTTCTTTAAATCAAACATCTTAGTACCTAATGTTAATTCTTGTACTAATTTTTTTCTTCCTTCTGGAGTTTCAGCTTGATTATTATATTTTTCCCAAATTTTATCTACCCATTTATTATTTTGACCAAGTAGATAAGCTAAGTCAGCTTTCTTGATTTCTTGTGAATCAATTCCTTTTCTAATATTATCAAGCCAATGGTTAAAGTATTCTCCAGCATTTTTATCAGCATCTTCTAAAAATAAATTTCTGTTATCTTTTAGAATACCAATATTTTTAATAGCTGTGTCACCTGCTTCTATTTCTTCAAGAGTTTGACCAGGTGTTGGTATTGGAACTACTTCTCCTTTTTCATTTAAATAAGCAAAACCATTTTCAAGTTTATATTTAATAAGGTCATTGTCAGCATCAACTTTTTTCAATATTAAATCTCTTTCAAATTTAATTTTATCTCTGTTTATTGCAGCTGCATTATTAGCAGCATCTCTACTCATGTTATGAGAATGTCTTACTTCTTCTAAACCAAATGGATTAACCTTATAGTCTACAATCATATCTTTCTTAGCAAAAATATCTGAGTTAAGTAATATATCCTTCTCAGCTAAATAAGCAGCTAAGTTAGAGTCTACCATTTCTCTTGCCAATTCAATATTGTCTAAGTCTAAACCATCTACTGTAGGAACAGGTTTGTCTGTATATGGAGATGAGTTACCCCGGTTGATTTGCTCATTTAACTTAGAGTTATGTTCATAAACAATTTTATCAACTTGTAATGCTTGATTGATTCTTTCCATGAAAGCAGGTTGTTTAACATTTACCTTTCCGGAATCAACATCATTCTGAACTATGTTAGCTTTAGATTTATTTGCATCTAATACTTCTTCAGAAACCTTAGTTTTTTCATTTGTGTAATCTTTTAAAATTACATATTGTTCTTTTAGATATTCTTGTTCAGCTAATAATTCATTACCCTTATACTTCTCAGCTCTACCTTTAATCTCATCTTTTCTTTTAACATAGGCATCTGTTGCATATTTAGCTTGTAATGATGGATCACTAGCATAAGCTGATAAAAACATTTTTTGAATACTTGGTAATATTAAATCTCCATTTTTTTGTCTTACCAAATACATACCTGATTTATCTGGTTGAGTTATATCAACTGATAAATCCATACTTTCTGCTATCTCTTTATATTTTTCAAAAGCATTAACATTTGGAGTATATGTAATATTACCAAAACTAAGAACATCTTCTTTAGCAGCATTCTTAAATTCTTCTATTCTATAGTCCATAGCTTTAATACCATTATTCCAATAACCAGCACTTACTTTAGGATCTTTAGCATTTTTTAATGCTACAGCTCTTGATCTTTCATTGTCATAATTTTTGGTAAGAGCCATATCTTTCATCAAGTGAGCATCTTCATAAAGAGGCTTAAATACTTGAGTTGCTTGGTCAACATTTTGCTGAAGAGATAAATCTAAAGCACTGACTCTTTTTAATTCATAGTCAACTTTCTTTAGATAGTCATCTTTCAGTTTGTTACTATCATCTCTAGTAACTCTTTGATGATACAACTCACCATATAAATTATTTAACGCTTTATAATTTGAGTCATACTGGCTTTGTTTTGTTTGCAAAACATGAGCATAGAAATTCAAATCAGGTTGAAAGGTTTGATAATCCGGAATGTAGTCAGTTACACCTGTAATATATGTACTCATAATAAGTAAATTAAATTTGTATTATTTATTCTTTTACCTAAAAGTCTTCTAGATAATTCATATTTAGGTATATTCAACTGTTCAGAAGCTATTCTAACTGATTCATAAATTTCACCAGTAAGTGTATTTTTTATTCTTTTTCTTTTACCACTATTTACTTTATAAAAATCTACATCTTTTAATTTTTTTCTAGCTTCTTTTAAATTCATTTTACATTCTTCTGAAGCATTATATATTTTACCAGCTTCAATACATGCTTGAGAAGGTTTTTTACCTTTATTAGCTTGTCTTAATTTTTCTTTTGTTTCTTCTGAGTGAATTGAACAACCTTTAGGATCTGTTGGTTTTAAATTATAACCTTTAGTTCTATCTAAACAATTATAATAATTTACCCAAAAATGTTCTTTTTCATGTAAAAGTTTAATATCACATATCTCAACAACTTCAAACTTGAAATTAACTTCTCCATATTTATTCCAAGCTTTTTGTAAATAATCATTTTTATGAACACCTTTTCTTAAATCATACACATGACCATTTTTTCTTGTTCTTATATTTGAAGCACAACCAATATATATTTTATTGTTCACAATGTTTATGATTTTATATATTCCTGATGATGATTGTATATATGTTGCCATAGTATTTTTTTTCTATTGTAAATCTATAAATTTTTTATATTTATCATAAACATGCCAAGTTTATAATATAAACGGATAAGTAATATCACCATAGATAAAACCTCCATGTTTTGCTTCAGGAGGAGCAGTCTTTGTACCTACTTGAGAATGTGCATTATGAGCATCTATACCAGTAGTTGTAGTACCTGTTGAACCTGCAGCTTTCTTTTTTGACTCAACACATTTTTGAATTTGTGCTTCTTCTTTATACATTTTACTACAGTCCTCATAAAACTTTTGTTCACTATTTCCACTAACTTCAGGTTTAATTTGTCTAGCTTTAGTTGGATCAAATTTTACTCTACCTCCAACACCTTCATCAACTTGATATTCAGGATATATTTGATTTAATGCATCTGTTTTGTACATATTGGTAACACCTGCATTGTACTGATTAACAAGATTGTTTTTAAAAGCTCTTTTACTATTATCAAACTGTTGATTAGCAATTGTATTTTGGTCATACAATTTAAGTTGATTAGCTTGATTAATTGCAGCTTCTTGATTGTTAATTGCTGTATTAGCAGCTTCAAATTGATTAGCAATTCCAACATTTTGATTATTATATCTAGCTAATACATCAGCTGCATTTTTAGCACCTTGTCCTTGAATAGATGATGATCTAGCAGATAATGCTTGTGGTCCTGCAAACTGAGCCATACCAGCTGTTTGAATATTTGCTTGTTCTGCATTAGCAGCAAGTTCTCTGGTAGGATCCATGAAAGTAGGTTTTTGATTTTGCAAGTCTACTCTAGCAGCTCCCATTGGCATATATTTCTTAGCAGAAAGAAAATCTATAGCAGCATTACCTATATTTAATTTATCTTGCAACCACATCTCAGGTTCTTTCTGTTCTACTTCTTGTTTTATTTCTTCTTGTTCTGTTTCTTCTTCTTGTCCTGGTTCTGGATCACCTTCTACTACTTCTTCTTTTTTCACTTCTTCTGTTCCAGGAGCTTCTTCAAACTTTCCTCTATCCATATTAGGATTTATACCATGACCTAGTGTACTATTACCTGCATAACCATCAATAGGTGATAAACTAGCATATTCAGAACCATACAATTTGGCCATTTCAGTTTCATCAGCGCCACCCGTATTAGTTTCTCTACTGTGTTCTTTACCTAAGACAGTATCCATAGCATATAGAGAATCATCATCAAAAGAGTTATAAGTACCTGCAACTTTATTTTTTTGCATTCTTGCAAAACCGTGAGCTCCCGCTTGTTCAACTAATGTTTCTTGAGGTGTAGGTAGTTTTATATTTAAAGTTTTTGCTATTTTATCTTTACTATCCCAACCTTTAGCTTTATAATCAGTTTTTATTTTATCATATTCAGCTTGATCTTTTACAAGCCCTCTTTTTTTCAAATCATCAAATTTTGCAAAACCATTACCTCCATTATCAAGATAAGCCATGTCAATTCCTGCTTCCTTAATTGCATCATTTCTTTTCTTTCCAGATAAGATTCCATTTATAATTTCATCATCATTTAAAGATTTTTTATCTTTTCTATATTTAGTTATTCCACCTTTACCACCTGTAGTAGAATCATTATAGGCAGCTTTTGCTTCTTTAAGTAATTCAGCTCTAACTTTAGAATCAGGATTTTTTAATTCTGTTTCTAAAAATTTTTGACCAGCAGCATTTACAGCTTTAAGATCATTAAGACCTACAGTTTTTTGTGGATCTGGAGCTTTGTAATTCATCTTTTTACCACCTTTCATAATTGATGGTTCTTTATCTGGATTTTTTCTTTTCCACATGTAGTAAGCTTTGTTAGCTTTTTCATCATCCATTCCAGTAATATCTAATGCATCACCAGCTGGATTAGCACCACCAGTAGCACCAGTAGAACTTGCACCTTTATCACCTTGGTATGTTCTTAAAGCACCACCTCTAGCATACATAGGAGATTTAGGTCTACCCATATAGTTTCTAGGATTAGCACCCATAGCCATACCATACTCAGCTTCTGGTATATCATCTGAGTAAGGGAAATCAAAACCACCAATAAACATACCACCATACTGTTGTTCTGGTATAGCTACTGGTTGACCTTGATTCATTTCTTGAGCTTCATTATCTTGAAATTCAGTATTTGATTCATCTGTCTCTTCAACATTTTGTTGTTCTGATTGTGCAAGTTTTTGACTAACTTGATTACCAAATTGCTTAATCTCAGGGTTAATAAATGTTGATTCATCATGTTTATTTTCAGCCATATATGGTTTAGCCACAGCAGGAATACCTTGTGGGAAACCTTTCTGAGATTCTTGAACTAAAGCTAGTGCTGCTAATTTTTTATTATAATTACCAATCATTAACTCTGCAGTTCTAATATCAATGTTATCAGAATTTGGATCTTGTAGTATTTTTCTATACTTATCAATATCATACTGTTTAGCTAATTGTGCAGGAGTAAAGCTTTTCTTACCTTTTGAACCTTTACCAAAATGAGCTAACAATACAGGATCTTTTATATTCATTCCTCTAAAATCACTGTATATGAAAGTGTCATCTGGTAAGTTCAATGGAACTCCACCACCAGAGTGTCTTGGGCCTTTGATGATTTTGTGTTCTGGTATTCCATCTCCATTGATGTCACCATATACAGTTTCACCTCCTTCTGCTTCAAGATTAGCATCTTCTCTAGGAACAGCTGTGATATATTTACTAACACTCATCTTAGGTTTACCTATATAAGTATTGTAATCTGCACCACCCATTGCTGGTACATCATTAGCTAATGAACCTTGTACTTGGTATCCTGTTCTAGCTTGCGGTACTTTTTTAATTCTAACTCTCATTTTAATAAGATTATAAATATTCTACTTCACCTCCATTTGCAAGGAATTCTTCTAATTCTTCTTCAGTCATATCAACTTCATCTCCTTCAGTGAATCCACCATCTTGCATGTATCCACCCATTTGACCATATGCAAATCTACCACTGGTATCACTTCCCATTTGATCATATCTAAATTGACCTAACTGTTGACCATAGTCTACATAATCTCCTCTATCTCTTGTATTAGTTGCCGCATACATATTATCAGATGTAAAGTTTTTTTCATACATCTCTTTCTGTTGCTTAGCTGTATCAAGGTTATTCATAAATCCTGTTACAGCATTTGCTGCAACATTAAATTTATTAACAGCATCTTCACCATCAAAGTTACTAGGAGCTCTTTGTTTGTCAACAGCAATTATATCATCATTTTTTGGATCACCAAAGTCTTCAGAAGTAATTGTTTGACCCTTAGTTTGATTAGGATCCATCTCTACTGTTTTAACTTTACCAGCATCAGGATTAACAGGAGCAGATGGAGCACCTGGAAATGATTGTGTAGCTCCCATAAAACTATTTGGATTTGAAGCAGGTTTTAACATACCTGATAAATCAGTAGTATTAGTTGATGGATCAGAAGGTTTTTTAACTGGAGGACCAGTTTGTGCTTTTGGTAAGCCACCATATCTAAAACCAAGTTTACGTCCAAGCATATTGTTCTTAAATTGATCAGCTTCTTCAGCTTCTTGAGCTTTTCTTATAAAATCTTCTTCTAATGTATTTCTAGATTTACCTGGTTTAAACTGATATGTTTGAGGTAACATAGGTTCCTCTAATTCATCAGCTCCGTATTCTTCTTCTGTATCTAGTATATTTTGCATCTTATTACCATGAAATTTTAGAAAATCTTTCATGCTACCTGAATTTTTTATCAACTCTGAATCTGCTTGATCTCTTTCATTCATTACAGATGCATTCTCAAAATCTATTGGTGTAATCAGATCCTTATACTTAAATTCATCCACTACTGTTGGTAATTTAGCATTATCTAAATCACTATATGCAGGACCATAAACTTTATCAAAAATATTTACTGGATCCCAACGGTATTCTCCATTTCCAAGATTTCTTTTTTTAGTAATGATATCTTTGTATGGTACACCTTCATGATCTATATCAGATACAAAAGATTCATCTTTATCCCAAGCTTTATCAGCTCTTTTTAAATCTCTTTCTAAATCTTCTTCACTATTATATTTATATTGAGCATGCACACCTTTGTTAAATTCAGCATCCTCAATCATTGACTTATATCCTCTTCTAGCCTCTCTACCTAATTGTCTTTCACCTCTTCTGATTTCTCTTTTTGCTTTACCAGATAAATCATCCCAAACATCTTTTTCAACACCATGCTTTAAAGATTTATTTTCTGCCATTTGCTTTTCATAAGCAGCTTTAATCTCTTGACCAGGTGTTAATGGTTTACCAGGACCAGAACCTTTAGAATAATATTCAGTCCACTGCTTAGGTCTTCCAAATAATCCTCTTTTGTGAACTGTTTTAGCATATGGGTTTAATCCTTCAAAAGAATCTGTATAAGCTTCTCTTGTTCTTGCATTATATGGTGTACCTATATAAGTTCTTTTATCATTAGAAGTTTTGTTATTTTTTTCAGTTGAATTACTTCTAGATTGCATTTGTTCATCAATCCATTTATTTCTTCTACTTTCATCAATTCTTCTTCTTGTACCACTAGGACTAAATCCCGGATCATTAATACCAAGTTCTTTTGCTTGTTTTAATTCTTCTTCAGTAAGTTTACCATTATCACCATTCTGAGCTTTTCTTAAATTACCTACAGAATAACCATAACGTGCTTCAGGTAAGAAATCTGCTTCATAGAATGGTAATTCAGTTCCTCCATACATAAACATTTCTGGTTGTTTATCACCACCAACTAGACCACCTGACTGTGCTTCTTGAAATGTACCCATAGATGGTTTATTTCTTTGCTCTGCAATTTTCTGAGCACCTTCAATTAACTCTGGATTATTAGAACCCATCATTTTCTTATAAAGCTCATCAACTGCTGCTTTATCAGCAATTTCTTTTATTTTAGAAACAAACTCAGATTTTTTAGAAACATCTCCATTGATTGTATCAAACCTTTCTCCTTTACCAGGTTCTTTTTCAGCTCCTCCTTCTTGCTTTTTAAGTAAGCTTAATACATTTTTAGTAAAGTTTCTTTTAGATGTTTTACCACCATACTGATATTCCATATTAGGGTTGTAATCATCTTCTTCATTTGCATATGAATTATAGTATTCCATACCTTGATCAGGCTCTTCTTCAGCAGGAGCTTCTTCTTGAGACATTTCTTGCTCTTGTTTTTCACCTTCTTCTGTAGCACCGTTTTCTTTTTGTTCAGCAGCAGCTTCTTCCTCTTCAATTTCAGAATTAATTTCTTCCAGTAAATAAGAAGCAATATCTTTTCTTATACCCTTACTTACAAGAACTTTATATATATCCTGATCATCAATATCTTCAGATTTTAAACCTTTTATGTAAAGCTTAACATTCTCAAGTTGTTCTTGGACATCATCTTGACCACCAGATACTTGCATACCATCTTGAGCTTTTTCTAAAAACTGCTTTGTTTTGTTTATATATTTACCCTCTCCATCAGGAGATTTGTAAATTCTTACTTTTCTTTTTTCCATAACTTGGGTATATAAATAATATACTAAATTTTAATTTACTAAATAAACTTAATATGTTTATTGTTCTTCAACTATATAACCCTGATTTATATAATCTTGAATCTCATTTTCTGATAATTCAGTAACTACACCACCTTTTTTTAATTCTGGTTTTGATTTATCATCATCAGAAAAAGTTGCTCCTGCGGCACCAGCACCACCAGCACCAATAAGTAAACTATGCAGATTGTTTAATTCATCTGTAATTCTATTCACAGTTCTTTCAGTTGGTCTTGCTATATCTAAAATTCTTATAGGTTCTACAATTTTTTTAGCTGATTCTTGTCTATATTCCTTAAACAAATCTTCTACCATTTGAGGTGAAATAAGATCACCTGGTTTATTAAGGTAACCTCTTTTTTTCAATTCAGGTAGTAACTCTTGTAAATAAGCATTTGACTCATCACTGTCATAAAAGTAATTATGAGCCTTTTGATAATATGATTTTGGATCAGTATATCTTTGTAATCCTAATGATGATATACCTTGTGCATTCTCATAAAGTTCATCAAGATTTAATTTGTTAGCTAAATGTTCCGGAATTCCTGAAGAATTTTGTTTTTCAAACTCAATTGTGCTTCTTAATCTTTTATTTATTGGTGATACTTTTCCAAAATCTTCTACTTTTTTTGTAATTGGATCAATTTTATATGATCCTGGAAACCATTTTTTTAAAGTATAATGAGGTTTTAAATTTTTACTATGACCCCATTCATGATATAAAGTCTGTTCTCTGTTAGCTGGTTGAGACCAATCTTCACCAGCAAATATTATATCCTTATCAGTATCATAATAACCTGTAGATTTATCAACATTATGTGTTTTCAGTTTCATTTCTATATAGTCAGCATCTTGACTTGAATTAAATGACATTTCATTTTCTAATTTTTGTAACTCATTATCTATATCTTCAATAGCTTTTAAATCTTGAGTGCTAGGATTGTTAAGATCAGTTAATTTATTTCTGTTAGCTCTTAATTCCCAAATCTTATCACTTATTTTAAATTTTTCTTTATTTAGTATATCTCTTGATTGATTGATTTTTGCAACTTTTTCTCTTGCGTTTAAAATAGTTGGTTGATCAAGAAAATTAATATCACTCATCATATCTGAATACATCTGTGGAGTAATACCATATTTACTTAAATCATTTTCATCAAGATATTTTTTTACTCTTCTTTCACCTTCTGGAGTTTTCCAAAAATCTAAAGATTGTTTTTTGATTTTTTCAAAAGTTTTTTCAGCCTCTTCAATACTTCCACTACCATTTCTAAGCTCTTCTACCTTACTTATTAAATCATCAATTGTCTTAGATTTTTTACCTGGCATTAAGTTTTTCACATGCTTAATTGTTTTACCAATTTTATCACCTGCACCAATACCTAAAAAGTTTGCTAAGTTTAAAACATTTTCACTAACAGCATTTGTTACTGTATTAAAATTAGGATCATCAATTGCTGCTTTATTTGCTTTACTTACATCACTTTCTTTATCCAAATATGCATCTACTCCATAAGCAGCACCTGTAGCACCAAGTAGATTACTTGCTGATGCTCCAGTTGGTAACCATGATGGAGCTGCGTTATAAGCAGCTTTGGTTGCTTGTAAAAAAGAATTTTTACCAAGTTTATTTAATGTAGCATTTGCTACAGCATCACCTACACCTACAAGTCCTTCACCTAAAGCTGTTGCTCCAGATTTTATTAATGGTGCAGCTCCTATTGCTGTAAGAGCAGCTGGTCCCCAAAACCAATCTGAATTACCTGAACCTTGTGCTTTAGAATATAAATTTTTTGTTTGATCTGTTAGCCAAGAGTCTTTTTTAGGATCAAAGATTCTATTATAAACTTTACCATCTTTACTTATAACTTTAGTATAAACAGTTCCATCTTCTTTTTGAACCTTAATAGTTTTATTTCCTTTTTTATCTGTGTGCTCTTTAGTAGATATAATTCCATTCTGAGCTTCAATTAACTCTGGCTCATCTACTTCTTCAATAGTATAACCCTGAGCAATATAGTCTTGAATTTCGTCAGGTGTTAAATCTACATACACAGAATCATTGATTGCACCACCTTGTTTTTTTTTATTTAGAGTCTTATCAAAACTATCCCATTGTTTTTTAGACCAATCTATAACAGGATCAACGGAGTATTTATTTACAGTTTTTAAATTTTCAATAGCTCCTTTTTTACCATCTATCATATATCCCAAAACTATAGCATGTCCTGCAATTAATCCATATTTTTCTATTAAAGATTGAACATGTGGTAGCTGAGTTGCAAGTTGAAATTTACCATCTATTAATTTTTGTTTATCAATTGATACATATTTATTTGAAAAAGGAAGTCTTCTATTAAAAGACAAACCAGGATCTGTTATTGGAATAGCTACATCTCCTTCTTTAGTAGTACCTACTATACCATTTCTATTATTCCATTTTTCTAATTTTATATTTGAACCTTCAATATTAGGATCCATAGTAGCTTCAAACACACCATTGTAAGCTTCATTTACTTTATTTGGTTCAGCCCAATTACCTTCTGATTCTATTTGTTTAGCACCCATTCTACTCCCACCTTTTGGTGAAAGTGTTTTGCTAGTTTTTACATCCTCTAATGAATTACCAAACTTTCTAAAACCTACAGGAAGTTTATCTGTTTTATTAAAAAGTTTTTTACCATAACCTGGTATAAGATTTAAAGGGCTAACATTATTCCAACTTGACTCTACCCCAAAATAATTTAATGGAGTAGGAAGTCTTGGTATAATTCTATCTGCTATAGCAAAAGGATTTAAAAAACCTGCTTTTTGTACATCATTTACAGCATTAGGTGAACCAGGTAATTGTTTAGGAACTTCTTTATATCCTTTTAACCAATGTTCTTTATATAGTTTTAATCTTATATCATTTGTTTTTATATTACCAAACAATGGATGCTGCCAAACATCTTTATCTTTACCTAATAATTTAAACTGTTCTTGCATTTCAAGATTGTTAGGAAAAGCATCTGACATTTTTTGCCATGTGCCCTGTTTCATTTCAGCCATATAAGGTCCTTTATATCCACCAGGACTTCCTGCTTGAATTAGTTCTTCTGCAGAAAGTCTGTTTGGATTTAAAGGTTCTCCAATATTAAAATGTGCTGATGTATGATAACCTTGAGGTCTTATTTCACCAGATGTTAATGCATCTAAATAACCTTCTTTTCCACCAATCATTCTATAACCAGCTTCAGAATCTGCTTTAAATGCCCAAGGATTTAATTTATAAGCATTTTTTAAAGGTGTTTTAGTAGTTAAATATTCACCAGCATTCTTTACATCATTCTTTAGCATCTTTGCACCAGATGTAATGTTAGATCTACTTATAGTACCTTTAGGCATCTTAGGCAATCCCATAAATAAAGCTTCTAAAGCTGCTGTACCATAGTTGCCTTTTTCCGTATTATTAACAAGTGATGAAGCCCAATAAAATGGGTTTACCATATTTTGTAAATCTGATGCATCAAACTCACCTTTTGTGTATCCTAGTTCTTTAAGATACTTATCTCTTATCTCAGGATTTTCATGATTTAATAAACCTTTTCCCATTCCTGGAAGATATGCTTGATCTCCTGTAAGAGCTCTAGCGGTCATACCGGCAGGGTCAACAAAAAAAGCACCTACTCTATCAGACACTTTTTCTGATAAAGGTAGTTTTTCATACTCTTTCCAAAGTTGTTTTTTAAATTTTTGTATTTCTTTTTTTTCTTTTTTCTTAGCTTTATCAGCACCCGGTTTATTTTTAATATGTTGTATAGCTTGTCTAGATGGTAAAGAAACTCTTTGTGTAGTTTCACTTCTTGTTTTATCTAATGGTAATGGAATAGGTTTAAAACCACCTTTCTGAGCTTGGTTGAGTTCTGGTACAGATATATCTTCTACTATGTATCCACCTTTTACATATTGATCAATTTCATCTTGTGTAAGTTCTAAATTTAAATCACCACCATCTTGAGCTTGAATCAAGCCTTCTCTCATATGAAATTTTTGTTGATATGCCGGTGATGTTCTGTTTATATTAGTTGGATCTGTTTGATCATGCATATACTCTTCATAACCTCTTCTAGCTTTTTGGTTAAGCATTTCAATAATATCATAATTATAAGATGGTTGATCCATATATTCAGAATCTCCTGGAGGATATATTATAGTATCTTTTTCACCTCCATCTTGAAAGTAATCTACATTTGGATCATATACCTTATTCTTATAGTTCTGAAGTAAAGGACTGCTCCGGGAAGCATTATCTTTCGTTGACCATTATTAGCTACACCTAATACTGGGTAACCTACTCCTTTCATGGTAATATCATTACCAGGAATTCTAGTTACTTCACCAGGATGAGCCCACTGACCTTTTGGATCAGTGATTATATCTTTAGGTTTCTTAGGTGCTTTGGCTTTATTCATATCAGCCATAGCTTGTAGAAGGGTCTTTTTATTATACATTATCTTAAAGAAATTTCATTTTTACTATTACTAATTTTCAAAATAATATTGGTATTACCAGATTTATTTTTCTTTAAATTAACAAAACTCATGTAATGTCTGAACTTTTTTCTTTGAAATTCTGGTTTTGAATAATCTAAATTATTAAAATTAAGTTCTCTTCTAAAACCGTCCGGTTCAGTAATCCATGTAGTTTCACCTGCATAGTTACCATTTAATATTGTTGTGTTAGGTATAACAGGTCCTGTTGCAGGATAAGTACTTCCAATTGGGAACTCACCTCTGTCTTTAGTAATATCCCAAAACTGATTGAATCTATATTTATTCTCTTCTTTTGAAAATAATATATCAAAAGAATTATTATTCAGATTTAATTTTGGATACTGTCTAGCTAATATCAAATCATTTTTAGGATACAAGTTTAAGTTTAAGTATCCAGATACTTGTTCTGAGTTATATACAACAGCAGTATCAAAGTTAAAATCTAATACATGATGTGAATCTACACAGTTATCAGCTTTTCTATAAGCTTCCATTATATATTCAATAGATCTTGTAGTAGTAATAGTTTGACCTGACACAATTGGAATATCTATTTCACATGCATAATCATTACCATAGTAATTACAATAAGAATCACACAACCAGTTATGTCTCCAACCACCAGCACCTTTTGTTGATATAAATACATCTTTAGTAGGTAATAATAAATCTGGATGCCAGTCATGAAAACTAATCCAGAATTGACTCTTAGGGTCATAACTTATTGTCCAGGAAGCATCTCTAAATATTTTAGAATCACCCAATCTATATTGGAAAGCTGGATCATTATCCACTATAAAGTAATCTCCTGTACCGTCAGATTTTAAAGGTACATAAGTTGTTCTATTTTTATATGAATCAATCAACTGATAGTCCTTCTTACAGAAGTATAGTATAGTATTAGTATTATCAAATACTGATTGACATCCAATACCAGCTACTGGATTATCTTGATAAGGATATAAAGGAAAGTCAACTGTTAATTTGTAAGGTAGGAAAAGTGTAAACCACCATTTCATCCCCTGTTGAGATAATTCCTGAAGTCCTTGACCATATGAGAATATTTTACCTGCAGCCTGAGATATATAAAATATACCCACCGGTGTGGATATTACAGAAAGTCTATTCTGAGAAGCACCGTATTCATATGCTTTATCAGAGTTTGCTACAGCTTGGGAAGGTTGACTAAATAAACCACCATCTCCAATAGTAACTTTTGTTCCTAAATCAGTTTGAAGTGTATCAACACCTTGGAACATCAAAGGACTATCATTCTTAAAAGTGATTATAATACCTGATTTGTTTATAGGTTTTACACCACTAATTTGAGACTTGAATGTTTTATAGTTGTTTACTAAGTATACAAACCAGCTGTCTTTTATAGCTTCATCTTGTTGTGGTAATGAGTAAATAATTCTATTAGGATAGTATGTATAACATAACTCAGATATATTTGGGTTATAGTATCTACTTTGCATTGATCCCAATGAAAAATATTGGTTGTACAGTTTACTAACACTTAATGAATAATCATATTGGTAAAAAGAATTTACTCCCATGATTTGTGGATTCATATCAAACATCTCTTGGTAGTTAGTATATCTATAAGGATCATAAAATTTATTACCAATGTTATCTGCTTGTTTTCTAAAGTCTAGTAGTACTTCTGACTCAACAAAGAAATCTCTTATTGATGATGCTGCTAAATAAAAGTATGAATCTCTACAAATAAAGAACCCAGGATAATTAGAAGCTTTATCAGTATTATAGTTATAAAATTGAGAACCTTCAAAATAATCTAAATTATAAAAATTAGAAGGTAATGGACCTGTACCTGGAGTTTGAGCATTACTAGCAAAATTTGCAAAATCAGTAAAAATACTTGCTAAATCACTTGAATCATACAACTGACTATTTAATCTAAACCTTGGGTGAGGAATCATACTTTTTAAATAGTAATTATATTCAAATCCATCTGGTTGATCATATAACCAATCATAAAAGAAACACATGTTATTTTTTTCAGTGTATCTATTTATATAAGTATCTCCTCCAAAAAATATTGGTGACTTAGAAATTAAAAATCTTTTCTTATTAACTGAATTACATACAACTGGAGTAACTTCAGCTAACATACTTGGAGTAATTTTTTGTTCACAATTAGTAATTGTAATCTGTTTTACTGAATCTAATTGACCATACTGATTTCTTACTCTACCTTTAAGTGCACCATAGTGACTTGCTATCGGTAAACTAAAGGGTTCATCTGTATCATTTAAACCAAAACTAGGTAATGAAACACCTTTAACTTGTTTTAAAGTACCTAGCGTAACTAATGATTGATCAATATTTAAATCTTTAGGACCTATATTTTGATTACTTCCATTCTTAACTCTTAATGTAACTGTAGCAGGTCTTTTTAAATTATTAATACTATATGATCTGTATACACCAGTATGATCAAGATACTTACTCATCTGTTGAATATTATCCCTTAAATAAAAAGCATCCTCAAGTGTAAATCTTTTTGTATCAGTATTTCCTACAGGTTGCATTTGAGAATAATAACCATAAGCTTTCATTTGAAGAGCAAATGGTTTGTAAGATGTTACAGCATATAATATTTTAAGTGCAATATCAACACCTTGAGAAAAGTATGTAGCAATATTACTTACGTTATTAAGTAATCTTAATGGTAATGGTAAATAACTTGTTTTTGATAATTCTGTTTGTAAAATAGGAGCTGTATACACAGCACCTATTTTTGATACATTTGTAACAGCTGCAGTTTCATAAATTTTACCTAAAAGATCTTGTGTAGTTATAGCATCTGGTAAAGCACCTGCAACATTGTTATAGTTTGCAAGAGCTCCCTCAAATGTCCCAACAGCAGTTGCAAATGCACCTTTTGATGTTTGTGTATATTCTTCAGCTTTTGTTACAATTTTACCACCTGAATTAGCTGCAAATGATCCGTTTAAACTTGCTGTACCACCACCAAAACCACTTATTATTGTATTAGACGTAAAATTACCACCACCACCACTAATTGGTTCACCTTCTGTATCAGGTCCTACCAAACTTTGAAATCCTGGACCTGCTTGGACAGTTGTTCTTTTACCTACTGTAGATATAAGAGCTTCCATAATACCAAATATTATCATTACAGCAACTGTAGCATCAGAAAGTAATTTAAACTTAGGGTGATCTGATGGTTGAACAAATTGTTGATTTGACAAACCTTGTAAATGACCATATAGTTTAAACTCAGGAGTTGATAAGAAGGGGGTTCTGAACATTGTATCAGGTGAGTGAAAACTAATTACATCAGTAGGTACCGTAGCTTTAAGACCTGCTTTAATAAATGGATCTGACTGACCTTGAACATTACCACCTAAAACTGAACTTATTGGAGTAATTGTATTAAACGGGTAATTAGCATACAAACCTGTGTAATTATTATTACCTGCAATAGCGTAAGTTCTGTAGTTATTAACCATACCTTTAGCAACAATAGTCTTGTTACCCTCTCTAGATCCTCTAAGTATTTCATAGCCTGCAATTCCTGGTATATCATTGCCATCATTATCTTTTGGCATTTGGATATTTTCAAAAAATACTCCAAGTAATCTGATAAAATAATCATTACCTACATTAGATTGTGGAGCAGGTGTACTTCTAAATCTGATTACATTTTCTGTGCTATTATTATTAATAAAATCTTCAGGAAACTTATGATGTCTAATATACTTACCACATAAATCAAAAGAATCATCTGTAGCTCCAGTCCAACATATACTACTTGGATTCCAGATATCTGGTCTATTATCAGGATATGACTCTGTTGATTGCCAGTATCCCATGTCTCCTGTTGCTAAAACAGTTCCTCCATCATCTGTCTTTGTACCAATTAATGAATTGTTATTATCTGATGTAGCAGTATTATAAACTTCAAATACTTTTTCATTGGTGGTTAGAGTATTTGTATCTCCATTTAAAGTAGAATCTTCTTTGTATGATACACCTGTTGTAGGAACAGTGAAGTTTCTAGGTGCTCTTCCCGGAATATGGTAAGAAGCTGTTTTATCTCCTGTGTTATACACCCATCTAATAAAGAATGAATATACTTCATCTCTAAGATAGTTTGTCTTATTACCACCTTTTATGTAATAGTCAGCAGGATATTCTACAGAAGCCCACTTAGTTTTAATCATATTAGCCAAAGGCTGGTAATTAAAATCAAATTTAGATTTAGGCCCTACTCTTAACAAGTAAGTATTTAACTCTGCCATTTGATCACTGGTTTCAAACACTGGAGTTCTTAATGGTAATTGCTCTAATGGGATTGAGATATTAGACGGATCTATTTGATCAAATGATATTGCTGAAGTGTTTGTTGAATAAACACCCATTCTCTTAGCAACAGTTTGTTGATTTGTACAACTCACTATTACTAACTCAAACTCATCAAAATTTAATCTATCAGCTTCAACTTCTAAATCTAATGAACCTTTAAGATCATCTGGAGAATATATAAACTGATAGTTACTTTGTGAAAAATAATCTGTAACCTTTTGACCATTTATTAAATATGCAATAACTACAAAATAAGTACCATTAGCTAAAGTACCACCGGTTTGTCCTAACTTTAATTTAAGACATGGTGTAGTCATTAATCTAGCTAATCTTATTCTTTCACAATCTAGAGTATTTACATTTTCACATATGTTACAGTCATTGATGATCTTACATTTTTCATTCCACTGTACACCTGGCCAAAGTACTTTTGTACTAGTATTTTTTAATAAATAATAGTTAGCATTTACTCCTGTAGAACCTCCAAATATATGATCATCTAATGATGGCCAAGTTTGAGCATCTCCAATATTTAAAAATCTATCAGGATTTAAACCATCAGCCCAATATATTTGCCAAGTACAATCTTCTCTTTGTCTTGATGTACCTGATATCAAAAATCTTTTGTCAAATTTTAAACAAGGATCAATTACAATTGGTCTGTAAACACAGTTCTCTTCCTCAAACAATCCTATTTCAGAATTGATAGGTTGACCTAATGAGTTATGTCCTGCAGTAAGTATAACCCATTTATCAGAGTATAAATATATTGCACCAATTACATACTTTTCTGTAACCTGTGGTGGAAAAAATTTACCTGATTCAAAACAAATATAATTGGAAGACTCATTAGATAATGAACCTACTCTACCTGTTTTAGAATTGTTGACCATGTTTACAGCATGTGTCCACATTCCTTCAGTTACATATGATGGATCTGAATCTTTATTCAGACCCTTTATGAAACTGTCAGTAATATTCTGTGAAGTATCTTGCATATTACCAGCCATCTTATATCACTTTAGTATTATAATTTAATCTTGCATAGTTTCCAAATGTTGGAGCTTTAAACATGTCATAGTATTTAGAATACTGTGCTCTTCTGTTAGTCCACCATAATTGCTCCATCTCTTTAAAGTTTGGAGTATTAACAAAGTTTAATGCATTAACTCTAGCATCTTTTAACTCAGGTAATATGATCTGTAATCTTTGACCAATGTTCTCACCATTAAGTGCTAGGTTTTCAAATATTCTTTTCTTAAATGCATACTCATAGTAATCATTAAGTCTTGGATGATCAGGAACCATTATGTTTCCATTATCATCAATAAGCTCTCCTTGATAGTTTATATATACATGACCATCTTGAAATGTAGTAAATAAGAAACCATCTTTAAGCCAACCTTGATCAGGACCATTGTAATACAAGTTAGGACATTCACATTCTATGTTCTGACTTGCTTTCATTCTAAGTTGAACAAGTGTTTTATATGTTCTGACTGCACCGGATCTTACAACTTGAACAAGTTCATAACTTTCACCTTTGCAGTTTACAAATACTCTTGGAGCAATACATGTATTCCCATATGGATTGTTAGGATCATACTCTGTTGGAATAACATCTGTAGGTGCTACATTTGCTTCACATGCTGCTGTATGATTACATGGATTAGAGTTACATGTTCTACAATTTACTGTAGGAGCAGCGCAAGTATTGATTGTTGCTGGTGCTTCTTGGTACTTTACAGGATTCCAAGGAACTTCCTGTATATTAGTTCCACCCACCATACCATCATAACCTACATGCTCTACTCTATCATAACAAATAAGACCGTAGTTCCACACATAAAAATCATCTGGCAATTTAACTCTACCATGACAAACATCCAATACAACTTCTTTAGTTTGATTAAGTCTCAAACCTAAGTCATAATTGATTTTTCTAGCAAGTTTAATTAACTGCTGAGGATCTATCATATTTTCCAATGCAAATGTTGGTAGATCAATTAGAACATCTTCCATCAACTGATCAAAGGTTCTGTATTTTATTGTGTAGTTGAAGTCCATTATCTTAAAGTATTTTGACCATCATCTGGTCCGTCAGTAGGAATTTGTAATGACATTGCTAACTCTTTAACTACCATCTGTTCAATTTCAGAAAATAAGTATTCTGGAAATGGTAATGCAATATCTTGTTTAAGCTTACACTGTTCTTCTGGATCACATAAGAAATCTCCTTTATCACCTTGGAATATAGCTTCTACTCTTACTGCATCCCAAAGTAAATTTGGAAAATACAAGTAGCCATTTAGGAACCAAAAGTATTTTCTCTTATTATATTTGAATGTAGTAGATTTAGTTATAGAAACCCAAGTACCAGGATTAGTTCTGAAGATAACTTCTGAGCTATCTATTGAAGATACAGTACGTATAATAGGTCCAAATAAACCAGAAAGTATATCTGGAATTTTTTCCTTAGTTCTTTTGAAATAACAATCTGAATATACACCAGTACATCCAGCTTCTATTTTGTCAACATCAATTAATTCCACATAAGGTAATACAGAAAATATATTACTTATCTGCATCAATCTATATTGATTGTCTTCTCTTTTAAGAAGAGTCTGGCCATACTTTACAATAGAGTAATAGATTACACGGTCTGTCAAGAATGCATCTTCTTTAACAGCCTTCAGTGTATTCCTAACTCTTGATATTGCTTCTCCTACTGTAGTCATAAGTCAAATTCATTATAAGACTCTAGTTTTTTTAAAGTCTCTTTATTATTTATTTTTTCATACTGCAATTTAAGATATACTTCTTTAATTGCTTTTGTATTTTGTATCACTAAATACATGTTCCAATTTTCAGGATATGATTTAGCTACCGCTCTTTTAAAATCTCTACATGCAACAAAACTCCAAAACTCTCTGTTCTTTATTTTATGCTTTGGTGCATAGTTTGTAAAAAATATTTTAGCAAGCTTTCCATCTGTTGCAAAATTATTATTTGATACTTCTACACCATATTGATTTGATTTAGCAAAGTCAATGTTCTTCTTCTTACTGTGTTGACATGTTCCAATAAAAAGCCATCCTATTTGTTCTGGTATTTGCACTCCGTCTCTATTGTCAATTACCATTGTATACAATGCTTTATTAAATGCTTTAGCAATGTCTTTTAAAGCTTTATTATCATAAGCACTATACTTAGGATATTTCTTTCTAAAGCTATCAAAGAACTCTTTATTCAAAAGTGTAAGTACTTCAGGTCTATACCTTGGTGCTGATAAGTCAGGTTTCTTAAACTCTCTCATAATAATATAGTAAAAATTAGTTAGTTTAGCAAATATAGCTATAAAACAAAACCCCTACAAGTGCAGGGGTTTGTCCGTAGTTGTAAGAATAAACCAACAAACTTCAACTAACTAACGGTTGTGAAAGGCATCTTTAAACTTAAATAATGATACTCTTTTAATTTCTGTAAAAATATTCCAAGCTTTTGTCTAAACTCATCATATAAAGCTCTGTTAGGAGCTTGAGCATTTGTGTAGTCTGTAGTAATAGTAACAGTTACTATTTGACCCATAGGATATACTTTATTAAAAGTTGAACTTGATGTTACAGTTCCTGTCTTTTTATCAGGATGTCCTGTAGGATAAAGTGAATTCCAAAATCTAAGTTCTACATCACGGTAGTCTTTTTCAAAATACTCAAATATACCACCAGGACCTTGTATAAAATCTATTAGTCTGTTCAAATCATTTTGATCAATACAACCTGTGCATAATGCTCCTGTATCAGGATCAAAATATTTACCAGGTATCATTGTTACAAAATAATCATCTAGTGCTTTTTTATAAGCAGCTTTAGTAGCATTTCTAGTAGAAGCAAAATCATCAATAGATAAATTTTCTACTGTAGTTGTATAACCATTACAAGTATTACCTAATGCATTATAAAATACATAATCAAATGGATCCATAATCTTAAATTAATTCATATTTATATCTGTGCAAAAATATATCAACAGCCCAAAGAAAAGGATCTTGTGCTAAAATCATTTGACCAAAAGCTTTTATTTGAGCATCTCTTCTTGCTCTTTTAATACCATCAATATCCGCATTTATTATATTACCTAATACAAATGAAAAAGCATTTAATACAGGATCCCAAGCATAATAATTACTATCTTCAAAACAATATAACCATTCACCTTCTACTCCTGTTGTAGGTATGTCTACTATTAGTGTTGCAGCAGGCAATACCTTCATATTTGTTTTTACATTAGGTAATCTTTGAGCAAGTGTTTGATTATTTAATTGAGGATAAACAATATTATCCCATCTCCAGAATGTATATTCTGGACAGCCATAATCTATTTTAGCTAATGATAATCTTCCTTTATATACTATTGTTTGATCAGCTAAATTTCCTGGTTCCCAAGGTGTAAAATTATAATCTTGAGTATCACAACCATTTAAAGGATCATCAAAAGTTACTCCTTTTTGTTCACTTATAACTTTACAAACACTTGCTTTATTGAATAAATCTCTTACAGTTCTATATTGATTTACTAAAGGATCATCAGTACCATTGCAACTAAAGTTTTTTAATTCATCACAAGATATTATTTGATCTTCTCTATCTAAGAAATTAGCATCAGGAATAACAAAATCAGTTAATAGTAAATCCCCACCTATATACTCAGTATATTCACCCGGAGTATCCATAGGTTGAACATAACAATCACATGCATAGTCAAAGTATGTAGCTTTAGTACATCCTTTAGCATCTGTTACATCTAATCTTACAAATGTAGATTTAACAAATTTTCTTTGATCACAAGTAGTTCCTATAGTAGTTACAATATCTGTAGGTTGTAGAGGAGTAAGCCAATTATGCTTACAAAAAATTTCTGATGTTTCACCTGCAGCTAATGTTAAATTTACTCGTTCACCATTACAATCAACATAAGTATATAACTTTTGAAATGCTAATGTATTTTCAAGTGTTAAAATTTCACAAGCAAAAGGCACATTAGACAATAATGAGTTTATACTTACTGTTTCTAAGTTTAATGTACTTTCATTAGTAGGTCCTATAATATTATGAGCAACTGCATTTGCTTGTACAATGCTCCAAGAATAAGTATATGGTGCTGTACCTCCTGATACTACTGAGGTAAGGGAAGGGTAGGATGCTTCTGCTCCGGTTATATTTACAGTCAGATCACATTCTTCACATACATAAGAAAATAAGTTCTGAATAACACTTTCTATATTCTGACCATTTTCTACAATTGTATATCCATCACATGTTAAGTTATTACCTTTAAAACTTATACATGCAGCATCTAATATCTCTGAACACTTATTAGATTGAATGCATGCTTGTGTAATACATGGTTCTGGTTGAGTAAGTGAAAAGCCTGCGCAATCTTGACAATTTGATAAACTACTCATAAAAATTAAGTTATTGATGATTTACTAACATATCTATAATAAGCTTCTTGAGTACAACCATTTGCATCTGTAACTGTAACCATAAATATTGTTCTATTCACATTATAAGTTTGTGTACCATTGAGAAATGAATTTTCAGTAGGTGCAAATGTAACAGTTTGATTATTAACAACACCCCCCGTATTATGTCCAACAAAACCACTTGATGGTGAACTCCACAAGTATGTATAAGGTGCAACACCGTTTGCAACATTTGCTGTTAATTCAAAAGGATTTGTATTACTAATTGTTACATCCAATTTACATTTCTTATCACACAAAAATTCAACTACATTTGATAATGCTTGAGTAAGAGTATTATTTGCATATATAACACTTTTGTTTCCACACTTGATAGGAGAACTTGTAAAGTCAAAACAATCAGATGTAAACATTTCTTTGTCACCACACTTATTTGGTGTAGGGCAATCTACAACTGGTGGTGTTGATTCCACACAATTGCATTTTACATAATTACAAATATTACATTTATTACAAGTTTCCATATATAATTAATTAAAAACAGGACAAGAAATACAATCTTCTTCATTTATATCAACTGTATAAAATACTTCTTTATTACATCCTCTTGAATCTGTTATATCTAACTTAATTGTCCCCACAAATCTTTTAATAGCATCTGGTGTTGTTACATAAGAATTAGCAATGCTACAACAAAGTTGTACAGAAAAGCCATTCTGTGATTGTAAAATATATCCATAAGAACATGAAAGATCTCCCCCACCATCAGGATAAACACATTGTTGTGCAAACTTAATACCCGCTAATGGTTGTTGAGCCATACTAGCTTTTATATCAAATGGAGCTTCTCCATTATTTATTGTAAAATTTAATAATCCTTCAGCATTATCATATGTAAATTCAACTTGAAGATCACAATTTTGTTTGTTACATATCTGATCTACTAAAGCTGTAAGTGCAGTTGTCAAAGAATCACCTGACTCAACAACAACTGCATTATTACAAATAATATCTTCACCTGTGTAGTTTACACAATCAATGTCAAAAGTATCTTCACAAGCTGGCTTTGGAGGACAACCTGCAGATGTAAAACAAGGGGTAGGTGGAATAACCACCTTCTTGTTACATTTACAATTTTTACATTTTTTAGCCATTGTTTATGTATTATTAACAAGTAACAGTTTTAATATCTGTATTACACGGTGCTAATGAAGCTACTAAACCATCTAAAGAAACCCAACCAAAACCACCTGTTTGTAGAGGTTGATTTGGATCACAGCTAAAGTTATAAGTATTAGTTCTAAAATCAGTAGTTAAATTTTGAGTACCGCCAGCAGCATTTGAAGAAATACCACCAGGAGCATAATTTGGTACACGTTCACCACTTGTAACAATTGAATTTAAGAGGTTATAAGCACTTGTGTAAAATATATTTGATGCAGCACCTCCTCCTGAATACTCATTATCTCTTAAATATTGAAACACCAATGTTTTTGCTTTTGTTATAAAAATTTTTATAACACTTGTTAATATTATACTATCTCCACCACTAACTAAAGCATATGAATCACCAGAAAGACTTGAATCTAAAGGAGCAACAGATGTATTACTAATATAAGTATCACTTGATGATGTATAATTCCATGTTAAAGCTGTACCGCCACCAGAACCATTTGATGATAAAGGTATCATAACCATACCTCTAAAATAAACTAAGTTACCAACTCTTCTACATTGTGGGCTATATTCAGCTTTAGAATCAGTACCATAAAAACTAAAACCTAAAAGATCAACCCAACCTGTATCATTAACTCTAGCTGAAACTACATGACTTGATCCTGTAGAATCAACAGTGGTTGTGATAGAACTTGTAGCTAAACCAGTAACACCTTTTGCTGCTACTGTATATGTTGTAACTCCTGCAACTGGTCCTGTTGAAGTAACTGTTGTATTAACACCTTGTTCAACAATAGCTTTTTCAGCATTAACTGTAAATGTATCTTTATTACCACATCCTGTTGCAGCTGTAGCAGATGTAACAGTTGTATTAGTTCCAGCAACAACCTCATATGTTTTATGAGCTTTTCTAATATCAGAAACAGTGATCCATAAATTAATAAAACTATCACTTAAATTTTGTGGTGTTGCAATCCAAGAGGTATTATACTCTGTTTGCATTGCTGTACCACAATTAAATAATGATGGAGAGCTTGCTATAGTAGGAACATAGTTTCCTGCCGAAGTAGTGCTTTGAAAGTTGTATGCTGTATATACATCACCAGGTTGTCCTAATGAAGATAATAAAGCACAGTAACCATGAGTATCATCATTCACTAAAGCTGTAAGTACAACATCTAATTTATATGAATTACCTGCTATTACACTACCATCAGCTAATGTACAGTCTACAAGCATTGGAGGTAATTCATATGGCTCTGGTTCTGGTTTGTTTTCTAATATAGTTACTCTGTTATCAATATTGGTAATAGTATTATTAATCTCATCTATCTGATCAACAATACTACAAACTTTTTCACCAATCATTTGTACATAGTCAAGCAACAACATTGTTGTTTGCGTTGCTGATGTTTTAAAACAATCTGCTATAGGAACAATACAGTTAGTAGGGCATGGGTCAGTAATTGCAGCCGGGCCAGTACTACCAGTACCTCCAGCACAAATTCTATCAATAAGAATTTGCATTAACTCACTAAAATCAGCTGGTGAGTTTGGTGCCAATTTTAAACATGACAAATCTAAGTTTGTCAAATCTAATTGATCCATTATTGTACACAGCTCTGTAGCTAACTTATACACTACATCAGAAACTGAATCACCCGCACACAAGTTTATACAAGAAATGTCTGGTCCTTGCCAAATAACACAATTGCTTGATATTGGTGAGCAAGGTGAATTATCTAAATTTAATGGTTTCATAGTTTTACTTATTAATATAATATACAAAAAAATCTTAACTTCCACAAGTGCTACATCCACATTGTGCTGGTGCACAACATGCAGATATAGGTTCACAATTGTAGTTTACATCTCTCATAGCTGCAAGATCAAGTAATTCTTTTCTTATCAACCATATTTCATCTTCTTCCGGGCAACAGTTATTGATACCATATCTTTGCTGTAATACTTGCTTGTATAATATCTCAGAAGCTTTACAGCTTATTGACTCATACTTTTCTATAGAACATGCTGGTACAGTGTATCCTGGTGTTACAGCTCTACCTGTAAAAACAGTTGGGCAAACAAAAGGAGGTAAATCAAAAAATGGTGTTGCACCTGTTGTAACAAGATTTGGATTTTCAACACACGCTCCATATTGATCTACTATATCAGTTGATTCTAAAACTGTGATAAATCTTGCAATACACATTTTATCACTACTCTCATTAGGCTCTAATGTAATAGTTAAAATAAGTGGTGCAGTGTTACTTGGAGTATAACAACCTTCGTATGTATAAGTCTTAGTTTCTGCTGAATCATTTGTTAATCTTATACAATTACAATCTAAAATTGGACCACATGTAAAACAATCAACATATGTACCAAACACTTCTACTTCAAGTGGATTGTATGTTAGATCAGTTGGTTCAACATTCCAGCATGTATCATTATTAGTTATCTTAATTATTTGACCCTCATACTGAGTCATATCAGTATAGGTAATAATTGGAGCAACTGAACCATTACAATCTGATAGCAACCAGTATTTACGTAAGCATACTACACAGTCTTCATATTCTTGTACAACAGTAATAGTTTCTGCTGTGGGTGGTTTAATATTAATTTGGTCTACTGTCCAACAACCTTCACAATCTGTTTTAACTGTTTTACCAACATACTGAGATAAATCATCTTCCGTAAACTTAACACTACCGTCAGAACAGTTGGTAAGTCTATATGCTATAACTGGTAAACATTCTGTACAATCACCGTAAGATTTTGTTACTACTACTGATACAGCACAATCACAATCTTCTATATTTTCTGCTTTATCAATAGACCAGCAACCTTCATAACCCGATAAAGTAACAACTTCATTAGCAGCATAATATGGAAGTAAAGCTGTTGATTTAGATTGAATTACTTCTGTTGGATCTGCACAATTAGTTAATAAATAACATGCTGGTTCACTACCACAAGGAATCCCAGATTGACATTCACCATTAAATTCTATAGTTGGTGTTGGACCAGTAGTACTAACTTGAGGAGTTGTTTTACTACATACATGAGTTGGTGCAGCAGCATTTGTAAGATTATTACTTTCATTTACATAAGTTACAGATCCATTTGTTATGTAGTAACAATAAGGAGTTGCATTACCTTCATCTATTATTGTAGCATCAACTGTTTCAGCTGGACAAGCAGTTGAACTAAGTGTTAAATAAAATGTCCCTTGGTATGATGTACCATTAATGTAAACATCAATTACATAAAAATTTGAATCTATTATATCAAATGAGCTGTAATAAAGTACTTCATCTCTTATTGGAGCATCATTATCTCTTACAGGATATAATATATAACACTTAGGTGGTATAGCAACCATAATTTATTTTTTTGTAGTTTGTACGTATCTGTTAGCTCCCCATACAGATGGATTAGCATGAGTAGTAAATTTACCTAATGCTGGTTTAGCTTGTACTCTAGGAGCAAGTTTATTTTCATATGCTGCAATACAATTACTACAGCAAGCTTTTCCGTCAGATGCAGTTTTTCTTTGGCATCCACATGATAGTCTGGCATTACAATTTGAACAAGTCATAGTTATTGGTTTTTAGTTTAACAATTTTTACATTCAAATTTATTCAAAAGTTTCATTGCATAGTTATACAATGACATACCTTTTTGTGGTTCATGACAAAATTCTACTTTAGCTTTAGCAGCTTCCAAGTACATTTTAATCAATCTTAATCTTTCAAGTTTTTCTTTAATCTTGTATGGAGGATCACATGCAGCTACTTCAACATTACATAAAACTTTTTCATACTTGTTTAATGCTTTAGTAATTCTCATATGATTATACTCAACATACACTTGGTTGTTTGGAGATACACTGTATTTAAGGATGTATATTCCATCAGGAATATCACCAAATTTACTTCCACAATCTGTTACTTGCAATCCTAAATCACAAGCAGTTATAGTTGTGTGCCCATATGCTACAAAATCATCAGCTTTAGTTCCTGAGATATTTATAGAGTGTGCGAATCCAGGTACTGTTATTGTCAATGTAGGACACAGTATTGGAATATTTGGGTTACTAGTCTGATATACACTTGCATCAAATATCTTTAATATACAAGTGTTCATGACAGTTGGGACTTCTAAACTTAATACATGATTTGCCATAGGATCTTTAAATAAAAAAGGAGAGAAGAGTTTGAAACTCTCACTCTCCTTTAAAGTTGTTGTATAATTTAATTAAATTATGCAGGGATATCAATAACAGGAGTACATGCTGTTACACATTCAAATGTTTCCAAACCTCCACAGTTATTTCCACAAGCATTCAACCAGTCATTAACAAATGTAGTAAATGCTTGACCTTGAGCACCATCTGTTGGATTTACTGTGTCAGCAACAATAACTTCTAATAAGTATTGATCATCATCAAAAGTACTAGATGCATTATTAAAACGTGGAACATGGTGTTGGATATAGAATCTGTTGTAAGAAGCAGATCTGCTAATTGCATTCAAGATTTGGTTTCCTTGAGTAATCTCACGGATACGGAAATCAGAATGGAAGAAGTTTTGGTTATATCTTTCAGAAAGAATTACATCTCTCAATACAGTTTCACCTAAACCATTAGCTTGTCTTCCTTGACACTCAGTAATTACACACAATCCGCTGAAAGCACATGGATCACCATTTAAATCAACTTCAGAAGCATATAATCTTACTGGCTCTTTTTCATAGAAGTCAGAAACTTGGAAAGTACAATCACCAAATTTAGTATCTACATAAGCACCAAAGAAAGTGATACCAGCATATTGACCAGCAACATGTCCAGGAGATACATATTTATCCCAAGTACCACCAATTGTGTAACCTGCAGGAGGAGTCAATACAGACGTATCTGTTCCTGGTTTGTACCATAATGAGTTGTTTTCAGCAGTAACTACCGGTAAGATAAATGGAGAGATTAATGGAGAATCAACAATTTGTTGAGCCCATTTAATATATACCTCAGTAGCATCTACTGGTGTTGGTGTAATTGAACCAGCTGGACAACATCCTGTGTAAGCAGTTAATGTCAAGTAAGCATTGTGATTTAAGAATCTTAGTGCTGGAGAACCTTTAACATCTAAACGTAAGTTATAAGTTTCATCACATAAGAAATCTTTTTGACAAGCAGGATTAGCACCAGCAGTAGTTACACTTAATGTTGGTTGTGTAATACCACTACCATTATCTTGTAATTCACCAGCTACAGCAGTTAAAGTATCACCAGCTACATAACCAGTACCACCATTAACAATTTCTACTACAGTAACAACACCACCTACTACAGTAACTTTAGCAATAAATCCAGAACCTGAACCTCCTGAAAAAGCAACTTGATTATAAACACCATCTACAATGTTTGAACCTGCACCAGCAATTGTAAGTGCTAATACTTGATCATCTGTGTATGGAGTGTATCCAACATGGATTACATTGCTTTGTGCATCACATGCAGGAGCAAAGTAAAACTTGCTTACATACTTAGGATTAATTTCTTTAGACTTGTTAGACTCTTTGTATCCTCCGTGGAATGGTCCAATTTTGTCATTTGCAAACAATGAACCAGAAGCCAAAATTAATGGACAACATCCTGTTCCACTAAATGTAGTTGGTTGAACTTTCCAGTCTTTAGGATTAACAAAAGCAAATTGACCTGTAGCCAAAATGTTTCCTGTTGTTCCTAATACACCCTGATTTAAAGCGGTGTACCCTTGCGTACTAGGAGAAGCAGCATTCACTCCTACAAAGGATTTTTGAAACGCATGATTAAAATAACTCATTTTTGTTTTGTTTTAGTTAATAAATAAATACTATATAATATAGTGAAAGATTTTATAAAATCAAAATTATTTCAAGAAAAGTAATTTATATTTAGCAGAATTCATTGTAGACTTGATTGTGTCAAGATCATTAACAATCTCTGAGTATGGCATCTTGTCTTGTAATTTACACACCATATCACACATATCTTTTAAATAATCTACAGCATCTGTAACTGAATCAAGTTTTCTTGGAGCCACATCTGTATAGCTTAATAGCTTTTCAGTAGCACCTTGGAAACCTTCCGCTAAATCATCAGCATGACCAGGTAATGCATCATACAATTCATTAAGTGCTTTGTGTGCAGCATATGAACCTGTACCTGTTATTTTTAAATGTAACTTATGAAAGCTTTGAGCAGCATTCATTAATTCAGTTACACAAGCTGATGTAAGAGAATCTACATTTCCACCTGCAGGTGCCGCAGCATATTCTCCAGATTTTTTCATGACCTCAGTAGGTCTTTTTAACATTCTTTGCATTGTTAGTTATTTTTTTCTGATGATTGAGAATTTCTTCCGTATTGATTTGTGGATTCAATATCTCCTGCTATTATAGCTGTAGCATCATCAATTATTAATTCAATTATATCATCTTTAAACTCACATGTTACATCAGCAGCTGTGATTGCATTAGTATAAGGATCTGAGCAATTTAAAAATTCTACTCTTCTTGGTTGTCTATAATATATTAATGAGAATCCTCCTATAGTAAAATCTCCATTAGTATAAACATTCACATTGTTATTACTCAATGTAGCAAAGGTTTCTCCCCATTCAAAACTTGGTTGCTTTGCTTTATCTCTTAAAAGTTCAGATACATTAGATTCTTCTGTAAGATAAACCATCATTCTCCGATCATTACAGCAGTCTTTACCACCAGTAAGATCAACTCTTTTCCATGCTAAATAATCAGGAGGTAATGGAGCAGCATAAAAAAATTGTTTATTGTTAGGAGTCAATTGAGTTGTAGTAAGTAAAACTTGTAGGTCATCCTTTCTTCTATTAGATTGTTCATCACCTTCCTTAACAAGGTTTAATCCATGAAGCTGTCTTCTTACCCACTCTACCTGAGCTTTATTAAATGCCTCAACTATTTGCCAACATTGGATGTTGTCATAATCTTGGCTATCTAACTTGTTCAGCCTTTGTTTTACTTTTATTTCAATAGTACTGTTTAACATTACATTTTATTTTAATGATCTATGTTTTTTAGTTTTTGCATAAATACCTGCAGCAGCAGCAGCTGTACCAACAGCAATACCAGTAGCTTTAGCTTTATTGGATATCTTAACTTTTTCAGGAGTTTTTACAGCTGTGGTTGTTGCAGCAGCACCTTTATCAGAAACTGGTTTAAGCCATTGCTTTAAATGTCTTAGCCAAAGCTTTTCTCTTTGGTGTACAAGTAGGTTTGGACATTGGAGTGCAGTAACCCTTATGTTTAGGGTTAACTGCTTTCTGTATCCAATTCTTATCTTTTTTCTCAGCCATGATTAGCACTTCTTTTTAGTAGCACCACCCATTTTCTTTTTGCTCATTTTAGCACCAGCTATTCTATCTGCTGCAGTAGCTTTAGGGTTTTTATCTACACCAGCTTTAACAGATAGCATACCAAAAGCAGAACCACCTTTTTTAAAACTTGGTCTTTCAGATACACATCCACCAGTAGCAGATCTAACTGTACCAGGAGGGCAAGAATGTTTAACAGCAGTTAACTTAGAACCACCTTTTTTCATTGTATCAATCCCTTGTTTGTTTGGACCTGTAGGTCCACCATTAGGAATTCCAAATATTTGTCCTTTTGGTGTAGCAGAACCAACAGTAGTTTTCATTGAAGAACCACCTTTTTGGTATTTCATACCACCACATTTCATACACTTTGCCATGACTATTTATTTTTTAGTTGTACCACCTTTTTTATAAGTACTAGTTCCTTTTGAGTCAGTATTTTTAAAATAATTTAAACCTTTCTTTTTTGAAAAGTAATTAACTGTTTTACCAGTTTTATCTTCAAAAACATGAGTTTTTCCTTTAGAACCTTCATGTTCTTTTACCTTAAAGTTTTTTGAAGAATCAATTACTGTCTTACCTTTTGAACCTGAATGTCTAACTGCTTTACCATTATCACTATAATAATTTACAACTTCTGTACTTCCTTTCTTTCCTTTATGAGTAGTAATTTTAGGACTACTTCCTGTTGTTGTAGTTTTACCTTTGGTACCAGTATAAGTTTTAATACCACCTACTTGCATCTTTTTCATGACTATTTCTTTTTAGATTTTACAACACCTCCCTTTTTTTTACTTGCTGAAGACTCCATATTTTTTAATAAACTCATTGCTTGACTTCTGTTAACTGTTGTAGAATTTTTTACAGGAGCTTTACCAGAAACTCTATTATAAGTGTTAACTGTAAAAGAAGGTTTACCAGCTGCATATCCAGTTGTATCCATTTCTTTCTTATATACACTAGTTGGCTTATTGTCTGAATAAGTAGTTACCTTATACTTAGGAATACTTGAATAAGATCCCGCTTTATATGACCTACTTGAATTAACAGTATTATTTTTTGGATCTATACTTCCTGCTTTACTCACCTCATTTTTATTTACAGGCTTTTCTGTTTTATATGTGCTTACAGCTGTACCTCTATCATCTTTTTGTACAAATGAAGTTTTATTTCCTGATTTGTAATCAATTTTTTTAACAGGAGATGTACTTATACCCTTTTGAGCTTTAACTAATTTTTTACCAGTTATTTTTTTAGTTTTCATATTATATATATTTT